GACGCATCGTCCAGCGACGCTCGCCTCAGCGACGCTCGCCTCAGCGACGCTCCGTTCAGCGACGCTCCGTTCAGCGACGCTCCGTTCAGCGACGCTCCGTTCAGCGACGCATCGTCCAGCGACGCTCCGTTCAGCGACGCATCGTCCAGCGACGCTCCGTTCAGCGACGCTCCGTTCAGCGACGCTCCGTCCAGCGACGCATCGTCCAGCGACGCATCGTCCAGCGACGCATCGTTCAGAATTGCACGCCGGCCCCCTTCCCGTCCCAGTAGCCACGCCCGATGCTCGGTGAGCACATTCGCCAATTCCTCCGGTGTCGGCTTCCAGCCCGGTTCGCCGCGTTGCGGTTTGCGGTCAGCTATCTGTGATTCGCTGCTCATGATTTCGCGCTCCTAATTTGCCACTTCTTCCTCTGATTTTCCGCCCACCTACTCACGCTGTCGAGCGGCCCGTGCACATTGATCTGCGGCCGCGCGCCGTTCGTCCGTGGTAACCGCTCGACCAGTGCCCGTCGTAGCAGGCAGTCGCAACGCTCGACGATTTCTAGCAGCCGTAGCTCACGCTCGATTCGCTGGGCGTGGTCGATAACGCGGCGACGTCGGCGGCGTTCGTAGATGGCTTCTGGTATCATGGTTTCAAAGAATATCAAATTTACTATTGCACAGTCAATAGTAGATTGATATATTTATTTCCGTCGATACGAAACAGGAGCCAAAAACGAATGGCCGCAACAAAAAAACCAGGACTGAAAGGCCATATGACCGCAACGCAAATCGCAGACCGGTATGGCATTAGCCACCAGCTAGTAGCCCAGTGGCGACGAGCCGGGAAGCTGCCATTCCGTCGCGACGAGGACGGTCGTTATTACTATCCGGTGCCGAGCGTGAAGCAGGTGGTTGGATGGTTTTTGTGGCGGAAGGGTATCAAAATATGAAGCGAGACATGGGCAGCGACGTGACGAACAGCGGGCCGGTCGACGGCCAGGATGATTGCCTGGAATCGCAACTGGAGACGGCATTGCAGGCGGGTGACGCGGCGGACGCGCAACCCACGGCGGAACCGGTCGAATCCGAACCGGCCAAGGAACCGGCGACGCCCGTGCAGCCCGAGGCGAAGGTGCCGCTCACGGACGGCGAACTCTTGGCGGAGATCGAGGCCGCGGCGAAGGTGGCACGTGAACGGGAGCGGGAATTGCAGGCTGCGGAATCGGGGCTGAAGGTCGCCAAGGAACATGTCAAGGCGTGCGAGGGGAACCTGCACGCGGCGTTACGCAAGGTGTGCCAACTTTCGCTCCACGAGGACATGCCGCTCTTCTCACAGCACGCGAACGGAACCGGCGAGTGCGCGGCTTCCGCCACCCTGGACGGAGAGACGGTGCCTATGCAGTCGGCCAACGACTCCTGGCGGTCCGTGCGGCTCGACTCGCTGGACGATCCCGATTTTACGCCGAGCCTGCTGAAGAAGCTGGCGGCAGCGGAGATTGAGACGATCGGGCAACTGGTCGACTATCAGGCGACGGGCAAATGGATCACTTCGATTCACGGCATCGGCCAGGCGGCGGGAGACAAATTGGCCGATGCGATGGAGCGGTTTTGGGCGGCGCACCCAGAGTACGCTCGCTGAGGGACAAGGAGGTTGGAATGGATTACGCATCATTTATTGCAGGCAAATGCCAGTCGCGTTCACATGGATTCGACCCGATTTGGATTCCCGATTTTCTTTTCGATTTCCAGGTGTCGCTCGTCGAATGGGCTATCGGCAAAGGCCGAGCGGCTATTTTTGCCGAGTGCGGTCTCGGAAAAACTCCGATGCAGCTCGTCTGGGCTGAGAATGTAATTCGCCACACAAACAAACCTGTACTCCTGGTGACGCCGATCGCGGTCGGATCACAGGCAGAACGCGAAGCCGTCAAGTTCGGCATCGAGGCAAAACGAACCCGTGATGGCAAGATGGCCGGCGATAAGTGTATATGGATCACGAACTACGAACAATTGCATAAGTACGATCCGGCGATGTTTGGCGGATGCGTGTGCGACGAATCGTCAGCGATCAAAGACTTTAAGACGGATCGAAAAAAGGTAGTGGTCGAGTTTATGCGGACAATACCGTATCGCCTGTTATGCACAGCGACGGCCGCACCGAATGACTACTGGGAACTCGGCACTTCCAGCGAAGCGTTGGGGTATCTCGGCTATCGTGATATGCTAACGCACTTTTTCAAAGAGGAAGTAAAAAAGGATTATCTAGGGTGGGGTCGAACGAAATACCGTTTTCGTGGACACGCGGAGCAACCATTCTGGCAGTGGGTCTGTTCATGGGCACGTTCACTACGCAATCCGTCCGACCTTGGATTCGACGATAGCCGGTTCGCTCTTCCTGATTTGATTGAACATGAAATTGTCGTCAAACTCGATTCTCCGCGCAATGGCCTGCTGTTCGATATGCCGGCTAGCGACATGCGGGAAGAGCGTGCCGAACGGCGGCGAACGATCAAGGAACGCTGTGAACGAGCGGCGGCCATCGCCAATGAATGCACGGATGCGTCGGTTGTTTGGTGCGACCTGAACCCAGAAGGGGACTTGCTGGAGTCGCTGCTCGACGATTGCGTTCAGGTCAAGGGTAGCATGTCTGACCAGGCGAAAGAAGAGGCGTTGCAGGCGTTCTCTTTTGGCCAGATCAGGCAGATGGTAATCAAACCGAAAATTGGAGCATGGGGACTAAACTGGCAGCACTGTGCTAATGTCGTTGAGTTCCCCACGCATTCGTTCGAACAACACTATCAGCTAGTTCGCAGATGTCATAGGTTCGGCCAGACACGGCCGGTCCATGTATCGTCAGTGATTTGCGACAGCGAACAGGGAATCGTGGCTAACCGACGACGCAAAGCTAATCAGGTCGACACGATGTTTACCAGTATCGTTCGCCATATGGGCGATGAGTTGCATCTTGTTTCGCATGATAATTTCCCCGTAAAAGAGGATTGCCCGGCATGGCTGTGATCGACCAGGAAGTCACGGACAGATATGCGATTTACAACGGTGATTCTGCGGAAGTGCTGCAATCTATTCCGGATGAATCCGTAGGGTTGAGTATCTACTCCCCTCCGTTCGCGACGGAGAATGGAGGGGCACTGTACAATTACAGTTCGTCGCTCCGTGACTTGTCGAACTCGCGAACGTACAAGGAGTTTTTCGATCATTACCGCTTTATTGTCGAGCACATTGCCCGCGTCACGAAACCCGGTCGCATCTCGGCAGTGCATTGCATGGACGTTCCGAAACAGGGAGCGAACATCTGCGGATACTCCGACTTTCCCGGCCACATTATCGCTCTTCATGAATCGCTAGGCTTCGACTACTTACCGCGTATCTGCATATGGAAAGAACCGCTTGCCGTTCGAAATCGGACGATGGCAAAAGCTCTTGCCCATCGCCAGATCGTAGAGGATTCTACGAAGACGAACGTCGCGGCCGCCGACTACCTTATTCCGTTTCGCAAGCGAGGGGACAATCCGGAGCCGGTAGTGCATCCGACCGGACTATCTGAGTATGCCGGAGAGCGTACCGTTCCGGCCGAACTCCATCGCTATCGCAACTGGAAAGGAAACCAGATAGAGAACCGGTATTCACATTGGATTTGGCGGAACTATGCTTCGTGCTTTTGGGACGATATTCGTTTGGGTCGCGTGCTCCCCTACGAAGAGAGTAAGGACGAAGGTGACGAGCGGCATATGCACCCGTTGCAGTTGGATGTAGTGGAACGAGCAGTCATATTATGGAGCAATCCCGGCGACGTGGTATTGACCCCATTTATGGGTGTTGGCAGCGAAGTGTACGGGGCGGTGACGGCCAGAAGAAAAGGCATCGGTATCGAACTAAAGCCATCGTTCTATCGTCAGGCAGTAAAGAATCTTCACAAAGCCGTTGAAGAGTCGTCGACCCACAAGGAGCAATTATTGTTTTCATAATCCACCAACAGGAAAGGAATCCACCATGTTAGTTCTCTCACGCCACACCAACGAAAAGATCATCATAGGCGACGACGTCGTTATTACGGTCGTCGAGATTCGCGGCGAAAAAGTGAAGATCGGGATTGAGGCTCCGAGGTCGACCAGCGTACATCGTGAAGAGGTCTGGCTGTCGATCCAGGGGCATCGGGAGGCGGCGGAATGACGTTCGACGAACTCCTCTCCGTGGTCCCTGGATTGCGGAAAGCCAGACGACTTAATGCCGCACTACTCCGAATCCTGCTCGATCGCCGACGACGCGAATGTACATGGTGTGGCATGACGGTGCCACGTGGCCGTATCGCGTGGTGTTCAGATAAATGCGTCGCTGATTTTCGTGAACGATGCGACCCGGCGGCATCTGTTAAGGCGGTATTTCGTCGCGATAATGGCCGGTGCCGACGTTGTGGCCGTGACGTAGAAAAATCAAAACGAGTGTATGTAGCCTACCTGCGTGACTGGCCGGGCAACTGGCGATATCCAGAACAGCATAATAAGGTAAAGGTGATGCTAGGGTTTGGTCGCGGGGGATGGTGGGAGATTGACCACACGATACCGGTATGCGAGGGTGGCGGACTGTGCACGATCGATAATCTGCGACTGATGTGTGGGGCGTGCCATGATGATGAGACTCGGAATCTATCGCGACGACAACGGCGACAGCGGGAGTTGAGCAAATGAAACTCGAATCGAAATGGGGCGAGTCTGGCCCGTTGCGGCCGAACGAAGTCGAATCGGTGGAGGTCGACCTGACGATAGAGTACGGCTGCACCGGCTCCTGTGAGATGAGCTTTATCTACGTTTACGGCTGCGATGTATTCGGCGCAGTAATTCTCGGTCGCACGATCGACTTTTGGTGGCCGCCCGAACTCGGCGGGGAGTGGTGATGAAGAAACGACGTTATTGGCCCGTGTCAGTGAAGTGGCGCTGGCACGAACGAAATTACACACGCCTCTACGGAATCCGGACGCACGCGTGCCTTACCCGTGACGGCACGGTCGGCGGATGGGTGCTGCACTTGTGGGCCGTGAAAGTGGTGTTTGGATGAACGGCATGGCTCGCAAAAAGGCACGAAAGGCACATGAGGCAAAGTATTCCGATGGTGTGCCGCGTGACCCAAGAGATTGGACGGTAGAGGATTGGAATGATCTGTATAAGGCGATGGAATGGTTGAAGCGTCGAGTCGCCAAACGGCATGCTGAGAAATGCAAAGAATCGGAACTCGGTGGGGAGGGGTGAGGGGATGAATGGAGCGGACACGGACAACATTCTTTTGAGACTCGAAGCGATCGAACGCACGAACGGCGTCATTCTGGCCGACATGAAGCGGCTCGCTGACGCGGACGTGGTACGACGGATCGACGACATGAAATGCGCCATCTGCATCTTGTCTACCAACGTCGACAACCTCACGACGCTGGCCGAGCGGGCAGGGCATTCGCCACAGATGAGCGTGCGATTGCAGGTCGCGGCGCAGATAGCATCCGGAATCAATGTAGCTCATTGGCACATTGAAACTGTCGCTGACATGGCACTAGCTACCGCCGACGCTCTGATCGCGGCGAGCAAGGAGGATCGCGACAATGGCTGACGAACTGTCGCAGAAAACATGCCGGTTCTGTGGTGCGACCATCCTGGTCGCACCGTACTGGCCGCATGACCGGATATCCGAGTCGACAGGTTGGCATGTGACGATGTGGGACGAAAGGAAACAGTACGACCGTCACTACGCTTGGACGTGCGGTCCGTGCATGAACGAGAAATACGCAAATGGTGCGAGGATCAGTGGTGACGACGGTTACATGGAACTTCATTTGCCCTAGGCGGCGGGCAGGGCCTGCTAATCCTCCCACAAGGCCGACGCAGGTTCCCGCCCGACCGCTGTTATCGAGGCGGCGAGCATTGCCATGCCGGTGTTGGACGTATCGCAGGATGCCAGGACGCTGGCTACCCCTTGCGGGGCGATACGGATGCAGCGTGCGGAGAGCTACGCATGTGATGGGTTCGACTCCTGTCGTCGCCAGTTACCGAAAGGAGGTGATACTGTGAGATTTCTTTCTTTGTTCTCAGGTATCGGTGGATTTCGATCTTGGCCTTGAGCGTGCCGGCTGGCAATGCGTCGGCCAGTGCGAGTCAGGCCAAAAACTTGTATTGCTTTCCGTCAAAGATAATTCGGCCTTCTTCCATAAGTTTGTAGCAGATTTTTTCGAGTTGAAAATGGATGCTTTTGTGTTCAACACGAGTACAAATCAAGAGATTTTCTATTCGGTTATCATCTTTGATTCCATTGATATGGTTAACTACCTCGTTAGGCTTCAATCGCCTTTTTGCGTTTCTCTCGGCAACCAAGACATGCTCAGGAACATATTTGTTGTAGCCTCGACCTGGAGCGTAGACCATGACGTATCCCCATCGGTCAATAAATCGCCCGCCGTTCCAAGATGGATGGTCCTTACCTCTGAGTATCGGCCGGCAAGGCAATGGTCCGCACCCTGCCTTGCGGCGGTGGTATTGGAGCGTCTGATAGTACGCTCCAACAGATTTGGCGATCGCTCTAAGGCTTTCGCCGTCAGCCAGTCTCTGCTCGATTTCATCTACAGTAATCGTAGTTTTTGTCATACAGGTATTATACAAATAAATCTGCCATGCAACAACTAACTGTACTTAGTCTGTTTAGCGGAATTGGTGGACTCGATCTGGGGTTAGAGAGGGCGGGTATGCGGATCGTTGCCCAAGTCGAGATTGACGACTTCTGTCGTCGCGTGCTGGCCAAACACTGGCCGGACGTGCCGCGGTGGGACGACGTGACGACGTTGGATTGTGACGAGGTGTTGCTGAAGTGCGGGCCGATCGACGCTGTTGTCGGCGGAGTACCGTGCCAGCCGGCGAGCGTGGCAGGGAGGCGCAAAGGTGGGACTGACAGCCGCTGGCTCTGGCCAGCTGTTTTGCGAGTTGTGCGGGAGATCAACCCCGTGTGGGTGCTGGCAGAGAACGTGCCTGGACTCGTTAGTCTGCCAGGTGGAGCGTTTGACGGGATTCTCTCCGCCATCGAGACAATGGGTTACGAAGTCCAGACGTACTGTTTTGGTGCTGGACATGCCGGCTCGCCCCACCAGCGGAGGCGAATATGGTTGGTTGCCCACACTGACCGTGTGTCAACGGGGGAATCGGAGCAGTTACCACAATGCGAAGTATCGTCCGTCGTTGCAGCAGATCGCTCGTCGTGGCTGGCTCCCGATGCTGCAAGCACAAGACGCAACGGGCGGACCGAACAAGATAACAGCGGACAGGAAACGCAACACACGCGGATTCTCACTGATGATGAAGGACATAGCTGGGGGCTGTCTATGCCCCCGCTTCTGCGAGGCGTACATGGGGCTCCCCGATTGTTGGACCGAACTGCGAGAGTCAAAGCCCTAGGCAACAGCGTAGTGCCAGCCTGTGCCGAGATGATCGGCCGGGCGATATTGGAGGGGGAACGCAATGAGCGATGACCTGCCGCCGCTGCTGGACGACGACATCGACGAATGGCTACTCATATTAAAGGAGTCATCCTACGGCCAGATAAATCACCATCTGTTGACGCGGGACTGTGTACGAGTATTCGCCGAACTCCGTTGCCTACGTGTGGAGTTGGCAGCGGCTCTCGAAGTGCTGCAATCAATTGTTGCGTCCGACGGTGTTGTGTCGTTTCCATTGTTCGAGGAAATCGAAGGGGTACTTAAAAGACATGGCCGTTGACAACCTGCCGCCGCTGACGGACGAGGAATTTGCGATCCTACAGGGATTCCCCGCGTTTGTTCGTAGCAGCAAAACGTCTGCAAATATGCAAAAACTGGCTAACCATATCGAAAAAGCTGTAGCCGAACTCCGCCGCCATCGCGCGACGCTCCCGTGCGGGCATCCTGCTGGGTGCGTGCGAGGCGAGACTACGCTTTACTGCGGCTGGTGTGCGGACATGGTACGTCAGGCTGTAGTGGCGATCCACCAGGAGAAGCTGCCATGCGGGCATCCGGCGGGGTGCGTCGGCGATGATGGATCGTGCGGCTGGTGTAAGGATGCGGCTGATGCGGAAATCTATCGGTACTCGTTGAGGGCAAAAGGATGAGCGACAAAATCGACTGGGACGCGGTGCAGGCCGCGTGCGATGCGGCGACAAAAACGCCTTGGTATCTTGACGAAATTGACAACATTGGCAACGAGTTGACTGTCGATCTAAGCCGGGTGTCATACTCTGGCGACGTCGTTATCGATACGTTGCAGCATCACGATGCCGTATTTGTCCATCTCGCCCGCACCGCACTCCCCGCCGCGTTGGCGGAGCGGACGCGTCTACGGGAGTTGCTGCGATCGCTCGAATGGAGCGGTATCTACAGCTATTGCACCGGTTGGCCGTGCTGTCCGGTGTGTAAAGGAATCAAGCCCGGAGTCGGTGAAGACAATCCGCCCACGTACCAACGCCATCATGTGAATTGCCGGTTAAAGGAGGCTCTCCGCGATGACTGACGACGAGTATCTTGCGATGGCGAAGAACATTGCCTTTATGGGAATGCCAGATATGTCTGACAAGCTGCAAGAGTTGCTGGACGATCGGAAGCGGCTGCGGGAACTGCTTAGTCGCGTCGTGTCTAACGGCAACGAAGATTTGCTTCCGCTTGAGATTTACAACGACATTGGCAGGGAGTTAGGCTATGAGTGAACCAACCCGCGAAGAGATCGTGCAGGCGGTATGCGAGATGCTCGCCATCGACAACAACAGCACAATGCCCTTGACGGCAGTGACGACCCGAATGGAGCTGATTGAGGCCGCGGCGATCCGCTATCGTGACGTGTGCCGGGAGCAGGCGCGGTTGCGGGAGTTGCTGCGACGAACTGTTGACCATTTGTGCTCGCTAGATGACGAGGGTGCGCAGCTACAGGATGACATATTCCAGGAGATTGGTAATGCCTGAACCAACCCGCGACGAGGTTGTAGCGGCGGTGTGAGCGCTGCTACCGTGCTGTTATCCAGTGTTCCTGGATGGCTACCCGGCATATGCTACAGATCGTTCTGGCAGTGATCTTCTCAGTGCCATCGAATCCGCCGCCCTCCGCTACCGCGACGTGTGCGCGGAGCGGGACGAATTGACACGAAAACTGGAAGTGATGCGTGCGGCTCTTGGATATAGCGTCGACGAACAGATTTTGTTGGCTGATGAACTCGCCGCCACCCGCGCGACGATCGCGAAGCTGTTGGCAGTGCCGGACCAGCTTTCCGAGTGCGACCGGTTGCGACCTATCGCCTGCTACCGGACGGCCTGGCCGAAATGCTGTGCGATTTTCAGGGAAGCCCTTCTCTCCATCGTTGACGATCCAGTCCACGGCCAGACGCACGGCGATTCCGCCGCGTGCGCGACGGCGAACGCGGCGGATGAGCTGCGGCGGAAGGATGGGGAACGAATGAGCGATTATGGCGAGCCTTGGAGCGTAGACAAATGTTATGATCTGGTCGACCGCGACCAGAAAGAAGTAGCATTGGAGCATACTTCTTCGGAGCGATTCCGCCGTGCAGCCACTTGCGTCAATGGATGTTGTGGCATCGAGTCACCGGAGACGACCGTGCCGGAGCTGGTGCGGCTGGTGCGACAAATGCTAGGTTTTATGACGGTTCCGCCAACCAATTTCGATCCCACTTTGCCACCTCCAGGAAAAATTGAAATACTGCTAGCAAAGTGCAAAATGGTGCCGGAATGAATCGAATCATCCACATTGGATGAGTTGAGTGTTTCGAATGTTTTTAAGGGGATTGCGTCATGGCGAAGAAATCAGAGTCATTGGAACTTCAGATTGTCCGCGTCGATCGCGGGCAGGTCTCGTTCTGCATCTTGGGGACGACGCCGATCATATTGAATCGGATGTCGGAAAAGGCCATGCACGAACTGTTGATGCCGCGGAAGAAAACGGCGGCGGATAAGGCGCAGAATCTCAAGCACGATCCGATGGCGGAGTTTCTGGCGTCACCGTACCTTGATCTGTCCGACGATGGGCCGACGTACATTCAGCACCTATCGTCTGCGTTCGGAGCGGCATTGCGGAACGCGGCATTGGACGTGCCGGGTTCATCAAAGGCACAAATCGGCCGGCTCGCATGGGTCGAGGGTGAGCGGGTGTCGATCTATGGTGTGCCACAGATGCTGATGAGCGTGACGCGATCGGCTGACATGAACAAAACGCCTGACGTTCGGACGCGCTGCATCGTGCCGAGGTGGGCTGCGTATATCACGGTCAGCTTCGTGATTCCGCAATTGAATGCGACGGCAATCACGAATCTGTTGTGCAGCGCCGGCATGTCGCAAGGCATCGGCGATTGGCGACGGGAAAAAGGAAAAGGCAACTACGGATCGTTTGAACTTGTTTCCCAGGATCATCCGGAGTTTGCCAAGATCATCGCGACTGGCGGCCGTGCGGTACAGATCGATGCGATGGCGAAGCCGGAAAGTTACGATCGCGAAACGCAGGAACTTTTTTCGTGGTTCCAGGAGGAACTTCAGCGACGTGGTCGTGAAGTTGCTGTTGGGAACGGCAAAGCTGCACGGCGGACGAAGGCGACATTGCCGATTCCAGCTTCTGAGGAATAGTCGCGGCTGGGCTTGTCACGGCGAGTTGAGTCCTGTTGCGGCCGGTCCGGGCGGGGCAAGGAGAGGCGAGTTACGGCTGGCAAGTCGGGTCCTGTTGCATCACGTCCCGTAGCGTTGAGTCGTGGCAAGTCCGGATCAGGCATGGTTTCGCTGGCGTGTTCCGTCTGGTCCGGACAAGATCCGGCGGATTAAGTCGCGGTTGATCTTGGTGTGTCCATGCACGGCTGGCGAGTCGAGACTTGTCGCTGCGGGGCTGGTCCTGGTGGTTTTCGTTTTGGCACGGCTGGCATGGTCTGTCCTGTCCCGTCGGGGCAAATCATGGCTAGATGAGTTTAGGCAAGGCTGGCGTGGCCGGTTATCTCACGTCGGGGCATGAAGCGGCAAGTAAAGTCATGGCACGGTTTCCTTTTTTAGGAGTCATCAATGAACGACAAACGAAAAGCGATTGTCGCGAGGCTCGAAAATATCGCAGCACGAACTGGCGGGCGGATTACTCCGTCCGCCGTCGTTGAGGACGCACGATCAGCGACAAGTCCGCTGCATGGTCTGTTTGACTGGAGCGACAAATCCGCCGCGGCGAAGCACCGGCTCGACATCGCGCGGCGGATCATTCGATCCGTTCGGGTTGAAGTCCATACGTCGATTACCGATATTTCGGTTCCGAGTTACATTCGTGATCCGCGACTTTCGGAAAGCGAGCAGGGATACTGCCCGACGGTCAGCATCAAGGACGATGCCACGATGGCAAGCGACGTGTTGCAGCGTGAGCTAACGGCAATGATCGGATTGCTGACACGCTCGTATGGTATCGCGGAAGTAATCGGCGTTTCGGCAGAAATGTCCACCATCCTTCACCGAACGCGGTTGCTGCGCGAGTTGCTCGTTGAGCGTGCGGCGAGTCGCAAAAACGCTGGTAAAGCGGCTTCGGCCGCGGTGCCGGCGGGGTAATTGGCGCGGCATGGCGGGGCTTGGTTGAGTCCCGTCTCGTTTTGGCGTGGCGCGGCTGGTGATGTTAGGCAAGGCGTTTCCTGGTTTGTCGCGGAGAGGCTGGCGAGTCAGTACCGGTTCTGTTTCGGCACGGTGGGGTAAGGCACGGCTGGCTTGATTAGTCGTGTCTCGGCTCGGAGAGTTATGGCTGGCGAGTCAATCCCGGCAAGTCAGATCCGGGCGCGTCGCGTTTAGGCACGGCTGGCGAGTCCGGGCTAGTTCGGGTGCGGCATGTTGTGGCAAGGCGCTACTGGCTAGTCCCGGCATGTCCAGTATCGTCTGGTCAGGATATGGCACGGCTGGCGAATCACGTCTTGTTGGGGCTGGGCGGGATTTGGCAGGGCACGGATTGGCAGGCGTGGTGCGATTAGTCTAGTCGCGATAGGTCGCGGTAAGTTCTGGCAGGGCTGGTCTTGGCTGGCGTTGCAAGTTCGGGCTGGTCGGGTCTTGATATGACATGTCGCAGCAGGATAAGGCACGGTTATTATTTGTCTCCGTCCGGAAGATCATCCCGGCTAGTTCCAGCAGGCGGTACGTAAAACAGGCACGTATCGCACGCGGTCCGCGTTGTTCGGCCGCCGTTTAGCTTCGCTGCATCAACGCTATCGCATTGGTACACGATCAGTTTTTCACAACACGCATTTTTTAATATCGGTCCAATGTCATCACATGCCGGCCTCCCTTGTTTGGGTTTTTCTTCTACCTGTACCCATTCCACCGGCTGCGGCCGCGCGATCGCCAAAAATCCTCGCAACGTCGGCGTCAAGCTCGTTTCAGTCGGTGGCTGGCCGTCGATCCATTCGGCCTGGCAGCGGGGACACGGCCAGTTCGGGTTGCCGGGTCCGGCAATGCGCGTGATGCCGTGCGGGAGCAGAAGGGAGCAGGTCGAGTTTTGCCAGTGGGGACAGGTCATGGATTAGATGTAACTGTGAGTGTAGCTCCTGCCGTATCTATGCAAGGGCCAGACGTAACTGTGTATGTCGTCCCATTACAATCAAACAGCCCACCGTAACTATTACTCAACGCTCCGCCATATCGCGTGATCGTTGCCCTAGCGCCCTGCAATGAGAATAACCCCATTGTGCCGCACGTCGGCGAACCACCATGCAAGGCTGCATAAGCAGCTTTTTTGGTCGGAACTTGTACATACACGCCCGTTTCCGCAGGACTGATAAATCCGCAAAGTGGCACCGCAGGATCGCCCCACGGATTCGACAAAAAGTATTGGTGATATTCTTCGTCGACAGCGCAGCCAATCAATTGGCATTGAGGCTTTGATATAAAAAAAGGAACAATGTACGTTCCGTTCATATCTGGCAATGTGCCGAGATCACATGGCCCGCCGGGAGAGCATCCCGGTAGAGACAGCGGAGTTGTCGACAATCCGCTGAGTGTAACCGTGATAGTAGTTGCTGTCGGATCGGCACCCAAGTCCCACACGTAATCGCATGATTCAGAACAATCCTCATCACAACAGCACCCGCTCGGATTCCACTCCCACGGCTTCTTTCTCATCACTGCCATTACGGACACTCCGGCGACGTAGCCGCGAACGCGATCCACTTCCCCGCCTCGTCGTCCCAGTAGGCGAGCACCTTACTGCCTGACGCCAAGCTCTCCGTCAAGCCGAGCCAATCGTAGACCGTCAGGTCGACGCCTGCCGACGCATCGGCGAACGTCTTGACGGCCATCGTGGCGGACCCGCCGTCGGCCAGCGCCCCGGAGAGCGTGCCCTTCGCGACCCGGAACGGCCAGCGAGGCCGCGGTTTCATCGGCGGGTTGACGTTCGCTTGTGACGCCATGTGGATCGCAGGCAACGGCCAGCCGACCGACAGGTCTATCAGCGTTTCCTGAGCGACGATTTCGGTAACGAACCCGTTCCCGATCCCTTCCCACCGGACGGCCGTTACGTTCGCTCCCGGCAGAATCGTGTCGATGATGCCAGTGTACTTCCGCCAGATTCGCAACCCGACCAGTACGGCACTGTCCGCGAACTCCTGAGCGATTTCCGTTGCCCGCGTCTGGAGCGTGCTTTCGTTCGTCGGGGTTGTGCTGTCCGTCGTCTTGAATACCGCCACGGCGTCCGACCAAACGGGCATGATGGTCCCGGCGAGCGTCACGTCGTCATCCACGTCCGGCACCGTCTTGTCGATCGTGTAGGCCGGCTCCGTCAGGCTGTTGTCCTGTGCGGTCGCTTCGTCGTCCTCCGACCCGACCTTGCCCGTCACGCGATGGAAGAATACCCGAACGGACTTCGGCACGCGGCCGACGTAGCCATCCACCACGTCGCAATCGTAGATCAGCTTGTCGCGAATCTGCGAGAACTTGCCGTCGACTTCGGAGAAGTCCTCTTGCTCGCCGATCTGGACAAGCGAAAACGTGTTCTCGGTCGGGTCTAACGCGAATGCACAACCGGCCGCGTCCGCCACGGCGTTGATGGCTGACCAGGCCGATACGCCCACGAAAGAGAAATCGTTCGGCTCATTCGCCGGCGTCGACGGCAACGACGGCGCCGTGTCTCCGGCCAGTCCGCCAAGGTCCGTCCACAGGTCGTCGATGATCCCTTGCCACGTCCAGGACGATCCGCTGTTCAACGTCGCCTTGTAGTATTTCGTGGCCGACGCCGCCAGTGCGTCCGGCCGCAAGAGGTTGTACTGCTTGTTGGTCGCCGTGAACCGCTCCAGGATATGCCGCCGATCCGCGAACTCGACCAGGTAGACGGAGTTGGGATCGGCCTCTTTGCCATGCACGATTCGCAATGCGCCGATGAAGTACGTCTCGGCAAAGAACAGGCTCTTCGTCGATGTGGCCATTTCGAGCGGCTGGGCGATATCGAGATTGATCTGGTCAAGTTGCGAGCGGCGGAGCAGGACGTAGCCGCGGCCGGCGGACGGGCCGAGCGGCAACGTGAACGAGTTGGCCTTGCCGTCAAACAGCTTGACCAGATCGTCCATGCCGGCGCGGAGCATTTGCCGCTTGAGCATGATGGGGTCGGTACAGAACTCCGATCCCCAATTGAACGAAATGCGACGTTCAAACGGCATAGTCAGTCATCCGCCAGTGCAATCAGGGCAAGGATCGTGGCAATCTCTTTCTCTTCACGTCGCCGGCGCAGCTCCAGCCGGCCCGGCTCCGCACGCGACAGGACGCCCGGCACGCCGGCCGGTTCGTCCGTTTCGGTGCGGAACAGCAGGAACCAACCCGGTCCTTTGCGGGTCGTCACGACGGCCATGCGGACCCCTGTTAGCTGCTACTGAAGGTCACGTCGATCTGGTATGTGATGCTAAACGTCAATCCAACGAGGTCTATGGTAAAGCCGCTGATCGCGTTGTAGAGCGTGCTGGTCCCGTCCGTGGTCCCATTCAGCATCCCGATCTTGCGATGAACGAAATTGGCGTTCGCCTGCGTGAACGTCCGGGCGGCAGAGACAACTTGCCCCGACCGCGTGGCGGTCGCGTCGAATGCCAGTACGGTCACGTCGTCATCACCGCCAATATCGAGCCGGGTATCGCCGGCCGCAGCCGCGCCGGCGTCGGACGTGACGCCCATTGCCGAGACGGCCGCAGGTGGTCCGCCGATCCCGAATGTCCTGTCTGCCGACAATTGCAGCCCGACGTTGACCACGAGGTTGTGGCCGACGATCATTTCGATCTCGTCATCGGTCCATTTTAGGATTCGCTCTACGTCGAGCTTGGCGGCGAGCAGGCCCCGGCCGTGAATCTTCGCGGTCAGGATGCCGCCCTGTTGCTGGCGATCTTTTGCTGATTGGCGCATGGTTACTCAGGCTCCTATTGGGGCAATGTCGGCATTCGGTCCGATTCGTGGGAAAGCGATATCGTCTTGGTCACGACGTTATCGAGACGGCTTTCGTATCCAAGCGACGTGTTGGCATCGAGGTACGCGACCCACGAATTGTATTCCTCAATCGTGTCGAACGTGAGCGTAAGAGATACGACCATACTGGCCATGATGTTCCTCTTTCAGAATCGCTTGATTTCTTTGACGAACAGGTCCAGGTAGCTCCACCAGCGATAGTAGAAGGCCCAGTTAGCGACGTAGAGCGGAGCCAGAATCGCATCGACGTTATTCGTGCTTTTCGTTCAGGTGAACTTTCCAAGGTCCAGTGCTTCGTCATTGTTTTTGAACTTGCATACCAGCGTTGTCGCCGTATGGTTGAGCGTCAGGATGCACTTGCCGGGAGCGACCTTGCTCAAGTTCAGGCGACTGTTGACGACGGATACGAAGTCTCCCATGCTGTTGACGAAGGTTTCAAAATCCGCCAATGATGCCGAATAGATCGGCACGATCGCTGTAATTGTCACATTGCCTGCCGCTAGCAAATGCTGACTCAGCAAGGTCACGCCGTCGTAGAAATCGCAATAGCCAGTCGCTAAATAAGCATTCAGTCCTATCGTAGCATTGTGACTCATGGTAAAGTGAACTCCACGACAAGTTCCGGCGCGTTCGTTCCTTCCTTGCTGTCGAACGTGCGATCAGTTCCGTTCACCGCATCCGCCCCAACTTCAATTTCAGCGCGGAATGTGAAATCTGCCGTCGCCTTGTTGGCGGACACGACGGCCGTTACGTCGAACTCCACGTAGCCACTGGTCACGACCGGCCAAACTTGCAGGCTGGCGATCGCCGTCTCACCGGCCAGAGACGGTTGGTTGTTCCAAGTGAGCGTCCCTTCATCCAATCCTGTTGCCGGATTGAATAAGAGATTCCATGTCACGACGCCAACCGCTGCGTTCTGCCACAGTCTGAGCGTGGCGCTCACGACTGTCGCGTCCGCCAGCAGGCCGTCCGCTTCGAAGATTAACCAGCCGTACTTGTCCGAACCTCCTACCGTGCCGTTCTCGCCGATCGTGACCGTCGCGCCGGCCCCGTGAGCCGCGTCCGCGTCTTCCGCGTCCGTGTAGGCATCCTCTTTCGTCTCCATCGTGGCGTCGCCGACGATATCGCCTTCCGTGTGGGACTGCGATTCCGGACGCGAGAAGTCGATCGCCATGACCGTCGCGTGCGATTGCGTATCCAGCAGCGTCGCTGAGCCGGCCGTGTCGGCGATCGCGTCCGCCGCATCCTCCACGTCGGCCAACGTCACGGCGAACGTATCGGCTGCGTCCCCGGCCGTCTGGCTGTCGGTCATCGGCAAGTCGATCAGGAGCGTATCGGCCGCATCCTGTGATTCCGCGAACGTCGCATCCGTGGCTCCCGGAGCGGCCCCGGCGCCGGTCCCCTTCGTGCGTATCCGCCGTCGCGCCGTCATGGGGAGACCTCCATGACGCACAGCGTTTGCGAGCCGCTGTCCGCGATCGCGTAGATGGCTTGCCCCGGCGACAGGTCGATCTCGACCGACTCCGAAGCGTCCAGGGGGAAACTGTTCGCATCCGTCGCGGGCGTAACGCTGCTTATCCAGATCGTCGCCGTGTTGTCCGGATGGGCCTTCAGGCTGATCGTGCGCCGGCCGGCCAGCCCGCTTGCCACGATCTGTCCGCTGGTCCCCGTGACGGTCTCTTGCGAAGTCGCAAACGTGGCCAGTGCCGTCACGTCGGCCGGCATCGGATTCGTGGCCGATACCGGCCCGTCGTCCGCGTCCATCGCGCCGAGGACCAACTTGAAGCCCGGAACGTGGACGCCCGATACGTCATCGGTCCATACCACGATGGTCCCCGCTCCGCTGTCCGGCTTGATCCGCGTGTTATCAGCCATCGCTGCCTTCTTCCACGATCTCGGCAGACTGAATCTCGCCCATCGTGCCGCGGTTCAGCTTGACCGTCTTCGTCTTCGGCTTCGCGGCCGGCGCGGCCTCGACCGTGACGGTTGGGTTGATCGTCACGTTAGCCGGCGGGGGCGGGTCTACCTGGACGTTCACGACGGCTGGGGGCGGCGGGTCGATATGGACGTCGATCTTTGCAGGAGGCGGAGCTTCTACAGTCACGTTTGCCGGCGGCGGCGAATCAATATGCACGTCCACGTTCGGAGCGGGAGCGGCCTGGACGTTGATCGTCGGCTGGACATTGACGACGATCGGCTCGACTTTCTTCGCTTCTTCCGTGACTGTTTCCGCTCCCAGCGACAACCGGACGCCGCCCCGCTTCTCAGGAAACATCATCTTTGCCAGTTCCGGCGGTGGCGGCGACATGCGGTACGGATTCTCCGGCGGCTGTCCCGTCCGGATCCATACCTGGGCCTCCAGGACGCCGCGTGCGGCTGCATCGGAGATAGAAAGAGGCGTCTTTCCTGTTCTGCACGAAAAATGACGAGGGGGCGACATCTGCCGGTACAGCGGATCGTCGCGCCGATATATGTTCGATCCGCCGATGCCGGCCGTTGCAAACCATTCACAGATCGGCGTTCGCCGGCCGTCATGGATCGACGAATCGGAAACGTAGGGGAACTCGTCCGACACCATCGGGTTGTCGAGGATATCATCCAATCCGCGGGCGTAGGCGGTCTGGACGTTCGTGCGGAAGACGGTCTCGACTCGTGCCGGGTGCAACGGGGTCGCGCCGCCGAATACGTCCCGGTCGAGCTTCTCGCGGAAATCTTCCAGCGTATCGCCTTGCGTGATCGCTTCCAGGACCGCGTTGCGGATCGCCCCGATGGATTCCACGTTGTCCACGTCCGATACCGTGAACGCGAACCGGCGAGCTTCCGCCGACAAGGAATCGAACTGGTCCCGCGTGACAAGCGTGCGGTCCGCGATATCCTGCGCGGCCTTGTCGATCAGCGGCAAGCGGATTCGTGGCTCGCCCTCGGGGAAGAGCGATCCCATCGCGTCGACGGGCGGCGCCCCACCGATTCCGGCCGGTGGACGGGCGATTCGCTCCAGGAGTGCCGGCGGGAGCGTTTGGTGGATATCGTCCGCGCCGAATACCCAAGCGGCCAACGTGGCGTCGGACAAGTTCCCGGCTGCGATCGGCAGGTACTCGTCCATGACGGCTCGCACTTCCGCCATGATGGTGTCGACGTCCCGCGTCGGCAGCAGCGGACCGACCCGGTTAAGGATTTGCTCCCGCACGTTCGCGATGGCCTCGACCGAATGGCCGACGGACTGCTCGATGATTGCGTCGACGATCGGGAGTTTCGCTTGCGACCGGTCCGGCAAGTCGGCAATGGCCATCTGGATGGAATCATTCTTCGCTGGCCGGCCGCGTTTCGGACGCTGGACGAATCGGTAATCCCCGGCGTCCCGGACACGCTTGGGCAATTGCTCTACGTGATCGCAGCGGCGGACGGAACCGGTCGGGGTGATGTATTCCAGGGCCATGCGGACGGAATCGGGCGTTGGTTCCACGGGGGCCATTGGTTCCGCTGGCGGTATCGGTGGTTGCGTAGGCTTGTCGGTGGTTGTCGGTGGTACGACAGGGGATGTCGGTATCGCCATCCGCGTCGTCTTCGTTCGCCGCTTCGGCATCATGACATAGCTCGTATACTCCTTCCCGTTCTTCGCCCGCACTGTCACTGCCCGCATGCGGCCGTTGCCGAGTGACATTCGCTGTTGCGATTGCCCGCCGCCGAACAACCCCGCCAGCGGATTGCCGCCCGGACTACTGCCGTTCGTCCCGCCCCCCGGCCCGCCGGGACTGCCGCCTGCCATCCCCTGTCCTTGTCCGGGGTCTTCCGGTAACAACGACGCCGAATTGATTGCGTACTCCGGGATCTCGCCAAAGTTCAACTCGATCAACGGATCGGCGATCATCTTCCGGAAGTCGCGCAGGATTTCCAGCAGCACGATCTCCAGCCCGGAGTAGAACGCGGCCGCCGGCACGCCGCGACCGAATGTCCCGGTTCCCTGCGATTGCACCACTTCAGGTGGGATGCCAAGCCCCTTGATGATGTCAATGTCGAGGTCTTTCGGATACTCGCGCAGTTCCTGCCCACTGCCGTTGATGGTCGGCTCCTTCAAGTCCCATGTCGGCTTGCCGGAATCGTCCAGGTCGTTCGGCAGCGTCAGGACGCCGCCCGTCTTCCACAGTTCCAAGATTTGCCTCGCCACGTCCTGGTAGTCGACGAACGAGCCATCCGGCATCGTGCGACCGCCAGGCGGATGGCGCAGGATACCGCCCCAAAATGCGTTTTTGTGGAACCACAGTTTGCGGATATCGACCGCGCCGCCCCGGCTCCACTTCTCGTACCACGGGTCGTAAGCGGATCGCAGCCGCGAGCGGCCGAACCAACTGCTGTAGCGGGCATCATGCCGGTTCCACCATGCTTTCGGCGTCATGATGTCGACCGCCCCGCTCGTGTTGCCCGTCACGCGGATTCCGGCAAAGTCGCCATCCTGCGTCAATGGCTTGGCGTCCAACGGATGGAAGTCGGCCACCATGTCAAACTCGACATGCGGCCCGGACCTGCGGTACAGGATCTCGCCAGCCGATACGCCGTACTCGATCGACCGCAGCACTTTCGCGAGCGACGTTTCCCAGAAGCGTTTCAGTTGATCCGTGACGAACTTCGCGACCCGCTGATCCTTGCTCTCGACCTTGATTTTGTCGATTGCGTTGAACATCGGTCCCTTGATGATCGCCAGCCCGAGCGATACTTGCGGATCGTACAGCATCTTCTCAAGCCAGTAGATGCTGAACATCGGCTTGTCGGCCTGGAACATCAGCACGGACGGGAGCCACGTCGGCTTGTAGGCGGTCGTCTGCCGTTCGATGAGCTGTTGCTTCTTCTGCTCTGAATTGTGCGAGCGTTTGCTACGCGGGCGTGGCATGGCCATGTTCCCTGATTAGCTGTTCGTGCTTCTTCCGGATCGCTTCCGTCGCCATCTGCTGCGCCCGTTCCTCGTCATACGCCAACCGACCCAAGCGGTACGCTTTGCCCGCATCGTCCGGAACATCGCCCTCAAAGATGATCTGCCTAGCTTTCTGACGTTCCAGGTTTGCCAATAGTCCAATCTTCTGCTCCGTCGTCAGGCCGAACGGATCAATCTTGTACCACCATGCTATTTCGGCGTCGTGGTCATGTTTTTTTTTTAACTCCAGGTAGCGGTCACGAACCGCGTCCCGAAGCTGGCTCGCCATCCAGGGCGTACAGTTCACTATCCCGATCTCTTGGTAAGCGGAAGCCAGGTCCGCAAAGAACGCCGCCGTAATCCAGTCCATGTTCTCATCGGTCGCACCGTGCTTCAGCTCGACCCGTTCGCACGCGATTTCGGCAATCAGCACGTCGACAGAGAACGTCGTTCCGGCCATCGGTCCATCGGTCAAAGAAATCTCGATTGCTCCGCTCGAAAGCGACAATGCCATTATTCGCCGTCCTCTTCTAGCTTGCCTTTGTTCGCTGCCGGGTCGTAGGGGAACTCGATCAACTGGTCGGGTGGCTTGTCGATGACGTAACCGATCGTCCACTTTGCTGCATAGATTGCGCAGCCTTTGTTTTCGATGATCTTTTGCGATACGTCTTGCGTCGTCTCCGTCACTTCCCGACCGGCGATTTTCTTGATCCGCGGCAACGGGATCTTGTGGCCAACCCGAACCGCATGGCCTGTGATGAACACCTCGTATTTCGGTCCGCCCGTTTGCTGAACATACATGCTTGGTTGAGTACCATCAAAGAACAACCCCGCCTCCTGTCCAGGGTCGAAACCGTCAGGTACGTTCTCTGATGTCTTTGGAAGGTCATCTTGCTCAAGGACGCGATGGACGATCGTTCCGTTATCCGACTTGATGTTCAGCTCCAGGCTGTATTCCATCCAGCTTGATTCGGGTTCCGGGCATTTGTTGAGCGGAAACGCTACCAGGAAGTCAGACGGCTCCGTTTTGGTAGAAAACATCTCGATTGGTGGGATATCCTGATTGCCGCACAGGTCGATGATGATAACGTCCGACTCGTCATGAAACAGGTTGGCGAATCCTCTTGCGCCGAACACGTCTGACATGGTAGCTTGCCATTCGCTGAACGAGCCGGGCGGCCGCCGCCACAAGCCGGACTTGACAAAAATTTCCTCCAGCTTTGCCCCGTAGATCGTGTAGCCGACCGAAAAGCGTGTCACGAACGAGTAAATATCTTCGGAAATCGACACCGAAGTAATCAGGTATTGCGACTTCTTTGGCTTCTCGCCGTCATCTTCGTTTTGCGTTTGCGTCAAGGCGTTCTCGCCAACGCGGCGAATGCGATCGCCAAGCACGGATTGGATTGCCGTCCAGGCGATCGACTTGGGAAGATTGAACGGCGTCTTGACTGTTCCCGATAGCGTGCAATTCCAGTTCTGGAATGCCGCCCCTCGCGTACTCGATGAAATCGTGTGCGTCGCCTGCATGTCGACCACGTTCGTAGGGAATCCGAACGGGCTGGGAATCTCCGTATCGGTGATCGTCCACGTCAACTTGCGATAGTCGGCGGAAAGCGAATACGTCTGCGAACGCCTGAACCCAGGCAATGACGAAATCAATATCCGTTCTCGATAACTGTCCGCCGACTCAAAGATACCATCGCCGTTTCGGCTTCCCGCAATCTCCAGATAGCCGTTGATGGTACGGGTCGTCATTCCTTCCGTGTCGAGCGCCCACGTCACGCCGTACCCAAATGCGGCCAGTCCTTCGTCCGCACTGTTGAGGCAACGGGCAAGATGCACCACGATTTGCCAGACGATTCGACAGGCGCGGTTGTTGCCGATCGGCTGGTACTCCAGCATTTGCGGCAACGGCCCATATACTACGTCAAACGCATCGGAGCCGGTGTTGATCGTGAAATCGCGAAAACCTTTGTCCACGTAGTAAAGCGGCTTTCCAGGATCGAGCAATCGCGAATAGGCGTTGTTGAGCAGCACGCCAGTCCCACGCGAATCGCTCTCCGCTTCCGCGTCCGTCACGGCCAATACGTCCTCGACCGTCAACGAGTACCGGACGTACTTGACCTCCGTGGTGTTGTCGTTGTAGACCGGGACGGCCGACACGTTGCGCACGAGCATGGTTGACCCGAACGTGTAGCCGTTATAGGTCAGTTCGCCAGTCGCAGCAGGTAGTCCAACGTCAGCGGCCACTAACGAATCCCCAGGAATGCGTCGATCTGTTTGCCAAGTCCCTCTTGGTCAATGTCTTGGTCTTGATCGCCGAGCCATTTACGGATTGCATCCGCGAGGCCAGAAAACTCTTTGATAATCAGCCCAATTCCTGGAAGAGCCTCCAATTCTTTGATGCGGTCGTTCATCCATGAAGAAACGAACTCGAAAAAATCCCGCAAGTTTGCTGTTCCCGTTTCTACTGCGTCAGCCATTTTTGCGATCAACCGCAAACCATCGTTGATTGTTGCAAGAACTGGCTCCATGATCGTCGCCATCGAAGTCGAAATAGATTCAGCAATCCGTGATGTTTGGCGAAGAAAATCCGCTTGTTCGTCGCCAATAATTCCAGCCCTCTTGATCCCCCCCCGGATGGCCCGCACGTCCGCTTCCGCTTTGGCTGCCTGGACTTCTCCGGAGAAGTCTTCGACGCCGCGAGTCGCGACCTTGAATGCGGCATATAGGCTGCCAAGAGCAACGGTAGCTACGCCTGCCGCCGTCCCCATCGCGAGCATCGCTCCCCCGGCCTTGCCGATCGTCGAAGTGATCGCCGCGAACTTATCGCCTGTTTCGGCAACCGCGCCGGATTGCTCGGCTCCCATCACTGACGATGCCGCCGCTCGCAACGCTGGCGATATCCCTTTCGACAATGACGCACCAGCACCACCAGTAGCGACGGCAGAAGGTTTCGGCGACGGTCCCCCGCCCCCGCCGCCTTCCGTCACTTCAATCCTGATCGTTGCTGCGTCAGCCATGCGTTACCTACGTGGGATTTCCATGTCCGTGATCGAAAACTTTAATGTCTTCATGTCTTTCGACATTGCATAGGTTTGTTCGCGTCTGTTGAATCCGTATGGCAGAATCGGCACAACATGATTCCGGTAGGCGTCGGCAATTCCTTCGAAGGATATCGCCAAAACACCTGATATGGTACGCTGTGCTAGCCCTGCGTCATTCAGAGACCAAACTTCATGGCTGTCAATCGTCATGCGTCACCGCCTTACGTCGTCGTGAACCAATTGCCGCTACCGTCCGGCAGAATCTGAAACATGATCGGCACGATCCGCAATCGGGGAGCGAACAGCAATTCCGTTTGCTGACCAGGGGCAAGGATCGCTCGCGCGAACGTGACGGTAGCCGGCGTCGATGCCGCCGGCGTCCCGGCCACGGCCGTCATGACGATCTGCTTGGCGAGTGCCGTTTGCAGACGGCCGATGACTCCCAACGTCCCGAACGTCCCGTAAGGCCACATGGCCGTCTGGATCGCGGCCGCGTTGTACTCCAGCAGGTCCATTTGCAGGAAGCACGAGCCGCCACGGTAGACGCCATCCTGGACCGTGTCGCCATAGTTGTCGCCCGTGATTTCCTCGACGGCGGGCGAAACGCGGAGCCGGTAGCCGTCCCGTGCCTGTCCAAGTGCCAGCGCGTTGTACGTGACCGTGTAGGCACCAGCGATGAACGACATTTTCCGATCTCCTCATTACGTTGCCGGCAAAGTCTGATACCTGATCGCACCGCCGAACCGGATCGTGCGCAGCAGTCCCGCGAACGATTCTGATTGAGCGTAAAAGTAATCGCCCGTCACGACTTGCGGAGCGCTGCATCCCTGGAACCGCAGCGGATGATGGAAGCCCGTCGCGGACGGCAACAGCAGATCGTTGGCCGCGTCCATGACGGCGTAGTTCATGTGGATCGCCAGCATGATGGCCCGGCATCGCACGTTCACCGACGCCTTTGCGTCCAGCAGCAGGTTCCGGCTCCGATCGCGGGGAACCTTTGGGGCACGCAGATAGACGTTCACCTGGACGCCGTGCCGCTCATCAAGGAAGTGTTCCGTCTGGCCGTCGTTCGACCACTCGCCCGGCCAGACTGCGATGTAGGTTTCGCCGGCGATCGCCAGCGGCCGGCCGTCAAACTCAACATCGCATTCGCTCGGCTTGTACTTCAGGCTCGTGCGAATCTCGTTGCGGACGGCCAGCAAGAGGGATTCTTCGCTCACAGTATCCACTCCACGTCGGGAATAGAATCAAGATATCCCCGTCGTTCTGTGCGACTACCATTGGCATCTTCTACGGTAATTTCACGATCGCAAAATACGTTTCCGTCAGATTCCAGTGCTTTCCTTATGTCTTCCGTCGCAATGGCATATTTCAACGGCAAACCGCATATTGCCATGCTTTCTTCGTTTGCTTTTTTGATAAAATCAATCATGTTGCTCATTCGGAGAACCCCCCACGCTGCATCACGAGAGCGAACGCACGAGCCACGCCGCGCGAGGCCGCGCCGGCGATATCGTCCCACGCGGCTTGCGGCCACTTCGACGGTTCCGGCCACAGGCGGCGTTTGCCATCATGGTGGAACGCCGCGTACTTGACGTTCGTGCCGACGATGACGCTATTCTGGCCAACCGCGAACTCTTGTTCGTCAACAGATTCTCGCTGAAATACGTCCATCGTCGCCAAATCTTCGTCGTCATCAATTCCAGGCGACAGCGAATTTAACAGCCGGCCGGTGTCGCGAAGGATTTTCAACTTGCGTTGGCCCAGTGTGCCAAGCAGCGTCTTGGCTCCCTGCTCTTTCAGGACGTTCCACGCGCGGCCAGCCGCAACGCCTTTTGCAGCCTTTACCGTGTCCCCCTTAGCGATTCTCCAGCCAAGCGTGTCGTGGTAGATTTTCCACCATCGCTCTCGCTGACCTTCGTCTAAAGTTGGGAGCCTATCAATGTTTGTTCCTGGTTTTCGCTTTACTTTACGTCCTTGATCCATGACGTTGGTCGGCAATCCAAGAGCCTTGACTTCATCTTCGGTAGTCCGACGCCCATACGCCTTGTACTCCGGTGTCAGGTCCGGCCACGACTCCCCGGCTGGATCTGTCCCGCCGTCGGCCTTGATTTCGTACCACTGCTTGACCTTCGACAGTGCCGCCATGCCGATCCGCAACAGGAACCCCTCGCGAATCTGCCCTTCGTCCGCCGTCTGGCCGGTCAAGATATCGCGCAGCCGGTCGATGTGCTGAGCGACATCGGCACGCGAACCACGGAAGATAACGCGATGATCGGCCACGCGGTTCCTTTACTTCGGCAAATCCAACCCAAGCTCCGTCACGTCCGTATTCTGACCCAACGTGCTTTCGCCGCCGGTCGAAATGGTCTTCTGTACCCGGACCTTCGCATTCTGAAATCTTCCGTCGATTCGCACGTTCGACAATGCTGGCAACTGATTCGACCGCTCCGGCGAGTTCGGCAGCGTCAGGTCGCCGTCCTTGATCTTCTTCAGTTCCTCCAGGAACTCCTTGCATTGCTCGTTCAACGATTCCGGGCACGGGTTGCCGCGCCGCTTACAGAACTGGCACGATGCGAAGTGAGCCGTCACGTCGTTGATGAACGTCGACGTAGCCAGGTCCGCGACCGTGTACCGCTGGGAGACGTAGAGGTTGACCCGATCGGTTGCCCATTGGATGACGAGCGTGATGAGTGCCGTCTCGCCCGCGAGGTCTTCGCTGTCGTCCGTGCGGTCGACCAGCCCTTCTGCGCTCAGGATCGCCTCAACGTCGGCTTGCGTGCAATAAACGGTAGAAACAGCCATGACGTAAATTCTCCGCAGAATTATTCAAACTGATCGCATGCGCCGGAATAAAACGTTTTCCGGCGCGATTCCGGCGCGATTTATTCCGGCGCAATCGCCATATCTTTCGACAGGTGTTCGGCTTCCGCCTCCCAGCACATGCGGAATTTCATCGTCCGATTCGTAGGCGTCTTTTTTCTGTGCAACGCCAGATAGAAAGCGATGTCGAAATCCGGCGACGTTTGCGGCGTGTTGTCGCCAGTGAAACGGTAGACGTGATTCCGCACCAGTTGGGTGCGAATTAGCGTGCAGCCGAACCCGTTGCCGTCCAGGTAGTCATAGCCCTCGCCGCGGTCGACGAAGTGGATTCGCTGGCCGGCGTCGTTCAACCGCCATGCGACGTACCCTTTGTGGAATCGCGACAGGTACGGGCCGGCCACGCTTCCCACGTCATGATCGAAGCCACGCATCAGCAGGTCGATCCCGTCGTCTGGCGGAATACAGTCGTCCTCCAGCGACAGGACGTAAGGCGAGTCGATCGACAGCCGGATCTGTTGCCACATGTCTGCCATCGCGGTACGGACGGCCGTACCAGCCTTCTTCCGGGGTGCGTCGGCCAGATCCCGCTCGCCGACTCGCATGGCCCGTACCCGAACGTCGGGATAGCCGCACCGGATCAACCACTCCCGAACCATTGCGGAAAACTCGGCATCGTGCGACGTATTGACCAGCAGGATAGCTACCTGCTCTCGCGGCCACGTTTGGCGGTCGAGCCACGCGGAGTACGGTCCCCACGCCCACATGCGGCCAGCAAGCGGCGTCACGATCGTCACCCGCTCATACGCCAGCCCAGCCCGGTGGTAGTAATCGGTCTGCTTGAGCACCTTGGACCGCTGTGGCTGCTCGCCTGCCAATCCGTGCTTACGATAGCGGTAGACGGTCTGCTGCTTGGCAGCCTTCCATCCGCGTTGCACGATCCGGCGCCACCAGTCCCAGTCTTCTGTAATCAGCGGATCCTCACGGACCAGCGGGCCGATCAGGTCCAACGCCTCGCGGCGGACGATCGCCCCCGCATGGATGTAGTTGTCCCATTCGATATGGTCGGGGTCGAAGGTCGGCATTTGCAAAATGCGCGTCTCTTCCCCAAAGCAGTGCATGTCAGAGTAAACCAGCCCTATGCCTGGGTCTTTGAACATCGCATAGCCGTTATCGAGATATGCGGCCGGCAATTCGTCGTCGGCGTCCAGGAAGCATACCAGCGGGGCCGACGTTGCGTGCAAGCCGGCCGCTCGCGCCGTCGCCACGGACCCGGCGTTGATCCGCATGTACCGCACGCCAGCGAACGATCTGGCTACCTCCTGCGTGTTGTCCGTTGACGAATCGTCTACGACTACGATTTCATCAGGCCGGACCGATTGATTGATTACCGATCGGATCGCGTCGCCAAGGAACCGGCCGTAGTTGTGGCAGGGGATCACGATGGCGATAGGAACATCACGGTGTCCGCGTTCGGCTATCTTCTGCCGCCGTTTTCGTGGCAATAGTTCCGTCGCGTCGAACTCTTCACCGCGGAATGAGTCCGACTTGCGCGAACCGTTCGCTTTCCATGTCGGCGATATCGTGCTCTCTTCCCCGACGTGCTGGGCAAGGCTCGGCGTGTGGTAGTAGACGAGCCGGTGTTCGTTCTGTGCCCATGTACCAATCGCCATTTCGACGTTTCGCTTGCGGTCCCACTCGGCAATGACCTTCGCGTGAAGCAATTCCTTCGCCACGTCTGGCGGGAACACCCACGCACATGCCCCCCATAGGTTCTCGCCCCGGTTCGTGATGAACCAACCATTGCCGGTGTCGTAGGTCGCGGGCGTGTAGATGGAGCAAAGCCCGACTCGCCCCGGTGGCCAGAGCGATGCTTCCAGGTATTGCCGAACGCAATGCGAGAATACCACGTCATCTTGAACGATCAGGTAGGCATCCGCGTTCGGTTCGCGGATCGTCATTTCCGACAGTGCCCGATGCCAGTTCTTCCAGATGCCGCGAGCGGGCGGATCGTCGCGAAACACCAGCGGGTTCCGCCAGCCGGCGGACGCCAAGGAATCGACGGTCTTGTGGAAGTAGTCCTCGCGTGTCGGAATCGTCGTGATCCCGACACACCACGTATTGACCCGCTGCTGGCCGGACACGCGGACCTCTTCAATGATCCGTTGCGACGGCGGCGGCGGAATGTTGTCCCCTGGATCGAACGGCCGGCGGTACTCGCACTTGGCGCAATGCTTGGCGGTCGTCTCCGGGAACATCGGGTGCGAGCAACTGTAGATTTCGGTTGGCGATCCGCCCTCATTGCGAAGGGCGATCAGGTCTCCGAGGTGAACGCAATGGCCGTGCAAGATACCCTCCCTAAACAAGCAAGGCCGGCCAAGTGATTGGCCGGCCTTGCGAGGCGACGCGACGGAACAGCAGGAGGCGAACTGCTTACGATCCGAAAACGACCGTGCCATAGGCCGACGCATTCGGCACGTACAGGGCCGGCATGGCGTTGTCAATCGCGTACAGGACGTGGGCGGTCGGATCGTCCATCCACTTGGCGTAGCTGTACAGACCCATTTGCACGACCGGCGGACGGTTCGGACCGTCGCTGATCGGCTCGGAACCTTCGAGCATCTCGAAGACTTCGCTCGTCGGCTTCGGACCGAACCACGCCTTGTTCTCTTCGACGAACTTCGTGTAGGTCTCGGAACCAGGGGCCCCGACCTCCATGCCCTCGTCCGTGATGATCCACTCGACCCACGGTACGGCCATCAACCGGCCGCGGAACTCGTTGATCGGCGCTCCGGCCGAATCGGTCCCGATCTGGCGTTCATAGATGTCGAACACTTTGTTGCTGGAGCCGGCCCGGTTGCGCAAGCCAGTGTTGTTCGTGACGTAGCCCCAAATGGCTGCGTTCGTCACGACTTGCTCCAGGCGTTGGCCGCAAAGCTGTTGGAACGCGGCATTGATCGCCGACAGATCGCCGAAGATGTCGGCGGCGGCATCGTCCCAACTCGTGCCGATGATATCGCCGGCTCCCAGCATGTTGAGCTGGTCTTTGTTGCCGGCCGGCATCCGGAAGTTGATCTGCTGGCCGGTCGAATCGGTGAAAGCGTAATACCATTCGCTCCCGTTCGGGATCATATAGAGCGAATCCCGCATCATGCCAACCGTGAGCATGGTGCGGAAGTTCGCCGCCTCTTGCCCGAGGACGCGAAGCTGCTTCTTGATGTAGCTTTCGCCGGCTTCGTCGAACTCGCCGGCCGTGCCGCCGATCCGGCGAAAGTTGTGAACCTCTTCCGCCAGCAGCCAAACCGATTCGGCCATGCGGGGGAAGGTGCCGTCGACCCGGCCGACCTTCTTCCGCGTCACGCGAGCGGCCGGCGTGCCCGGAGCCGTCGCACGGCCGACCTTGCGGCTGGCGTCGAAGATATCGTAACCGAACTGGCGATGGCCGATCCGGGAGACGTTCGGTCCGCCCGGCTGGAAGCCAAACGCATTGAGAAGGGAGGACGAAGTGGCGGCGACGCGCTGGACGACTTTCGTCGTTACTTCTGCCCTCAGGAGGGTGTCGATGGAAGCCATTGTATTCTCACCACAACACCCCCGCTCCGGTGGCTTCCGCGTATACTGATCGGTCAGCCTGTCGCGGTAACAGGTTTTCGGGAGCTACCCTAGACCGATAGTTTCCAAAGCTCCAAACTCCGCCGCTTACGTGGCGGTCGTGATCGTGTTGCCCGGCGACAGATTGCGAACGTACCACTTCGTGCCGGCATCGTTCGAATGAACGATGACGTGCCCGCCGATCTTCTGGCTGCCGGTGGAAAACGCGATCGAATCGGCCGATGCGTCGTTGATCGAAACCATGTCGTCACCGGCCGCGCTGGCAACCGTCATGTTGAAGTCAACGACGTTGAGAAACTCGAACATCAGGCCGCGGGCGATCGTCGGCAACGTGAAGACGACGTTGCCGGCCGCCGCGGTGGTGGTGAACAGCGTGCCGTTGTCGGCCGCGACCACGGAGTAGTCGGCCGTCTTCGCGACTTCTTTGAGCGGACCGCCAAGGAACTGACGGCCCGGCAGGTCATCGTCGAAAAGGAAGTTGTTGGCAAGCTGGCGACGCGCCAGGCTGTCGAGGCCGATCAAGTTCGCGGCCTTGATCGGCCCGCCAACCGCAATCGGCATCAAGCGATTCTGGTTGTTGCCGTCGATGTCGGTCGCCCGGCATTCGAGCAACGCGATCGCTCGCGCGACCGCCGTGCCGTCCGTCGCGGTCGGACTGTACTGAGCGTACAGGTTGCTGGCCGTGATGAGGCCGAGCACCAGGCCTGGACGCAGGACAGTCGTTGGCGAATTGGCGGTATCGCGGGCCGCGCCGGAAATCAACCCGTTATGCAGGTGCCGCAGTTCCAGCGGACCCCAAAAAATCTCGGCTTCCGAGTTTTCGCGGGCGGTCGTGAAGCCCGGTACGGCGAATCCCATTTGGCTCATGTTTCATTCTCACGAGCCTCCCCGCGAAAGGCTTCCGCGTGTGTTGTGTGCGGCTGACGGACGCGGTTGCCGTCTGGTCGGGAGCTACCCTAGCCGCACGTTCGATGATCGTCTTAAATCAGCCGCTTCACCGCGGCATCGATCTCCTCTTGCGAGAGCTTGCCGCTCCCGTCGTGGTCCTTGAACTCGTTCGGATGATCGACGGCCCGGAGGCTCATCTTCGTAGCCCGCTCGCCCGGCTCCCAGCACGCGCCGGCCGGTAGCTTCTTCGCGAACTCGATCAAGCGGTCCACGTCTTGCGGGACCGTCTCGCCGTTCGCGTTCAGCGACATGCGATACGATGTCGCCTGTGGCTTGAGGAACTCGTTCGCGAGAGCCGGCGAGATACGGCCGGAACTCACCAGTTCGTCGATATCGCGGCTGATGCGGGCTTTCTCCGTCTTTTCGAGCCGGTTGTAGACTGACTTCATGAGCGGATTCGCCTTGAGCGACATGGCAATCTGCTCTTCGGCGTTCGGCTGCTCGACGTTCATGTCCGCGCTGTCCATGTCGGCCATGTCGTCTTCGTCCTCTTCCTCTTCGCCGTCCGCCTGGGCCTCGACTGCTTCCTTGGTATCGAGCGCGACCATGAGCAAGTCGGGAAGCTCTTCGAGGGTCGCGTCTTCGGGGAGCATGAAGCCATGCTTGGCGAGCTTGGCGAGCAGGTCGGCCATGCCGGTTTCTTCCGGCTCGTCGTCCGCCCCCTCTTCGACAGCGTCCGTGTCGGGGATTTCCACGTCCTGAACGTCGTCGAGGACTTCTTCGTCGGTGTCGGTGGCCATGCGGGTTACCTCGTAAAGAGACATGCGTGATTTACGTTTGGTTTTGGCGGCGGCGATATTGGCCTTGCCTTGTTGCTTCGCCTTCTTTTTGTCGACCGACTGATACGGACCCGGCGATGCTAACCCGGTCGTTTTCGCCGACTTCATGCCCGCCTTGCGAGACTCCGCCGCCTTCTTTGCCGACGCGGAACGCTTCTTCGCGGCCTTTGCTTTGTCCTGCTTGTCCGCAGCCTTGACGGCTTTCTTTTCCGTCGCTTTCTTTTCCGTGCTGCGGACCCCGACGCCCTTGATTTCTTCGAACTTCCCGCTGGCCAGAACGCCCTTGGGAATCTGGCTCTTGCTGCCAACCACACGGGACTTGCCGCTGCGCGGACCGACGAAGCGAAACGCTAACTGGTCGGTCGTGACAGCCATGCCAAGCGACAGGTGCATGAGATCGGCTCCGTCGGTTCCGGCGGACGCGACCAACGGCGTCCCGGCCGGTTCGAAGTTCTCTTGACCGGCCGCGACCGGCATATTGACCAGCGCGACGTGCGTAATCACGTCCTCCCACACGTTGCCGGATCCGTCGCGGAACCGATCGCAGATTTCCGGCGAGACTTCGCGGACTACGGTCCCGACCCGGCGAGCATCTTCTTCGAGTGGGATTTCCAGTTCGGCAAGGAGCCTGCCCGCTTCATCCGTCTTGAGCGACTTCACGAAACCAGCGTTGTACTTGCTCGACCAGAACTCTTCTTCGTCCGGCGTGCGCGGCGTCGAATTGACGTGACCCCACGGGACGGGAATTTGCAGGCCCGCTTGCGACATGCGGTCAAATTGCTCGCACCAATGGCGAATCCGCTCCGGCGTAATCCGGATCGTCCGCTTGGGTGCCCGGTAGGTTCCGGCGTTCAGAATGTGCTTGCGAAACTCCATAAGGCCAATTAGATGCGGTGTATTTCAAAAAAACCGCCTATTATGGAAAAAAATCGGCGGGTCGCTCCCGCGTCTCCTGTGCCCGTCGCGGTCGGGCCGGTCACGTTGCACACATGGCGATCGACTACGACGGCGCAAATAATGGCCTTTTCACACATATCGGCTCGATCATCCAACGTATCAACGCCTACGAAATCTACTCCGACACGACATTCCCCGCCGATCTACAGGTAGTCATCGAGAAATTCCAGGCCGGCGACAAAGACAAAGAGATTGAGGGGATCGTCGCCGCCTATGAGGGTTTCAAGTCCAACGTCGACGGCTGGGCGTCATCGCTGGCCGGATTCATCACTCGCCGGATCACCGCCGAAGAAATCGTCCGCGAATTAAAGATGGAAACAAACGGGATCGCAGCCGTTCTGGCGGAACTCATCCGCCGCATGAACGAAGACAACGAGACTGTGGAGCCGTGCGCCGTCACGCTTTCGTCCGTATCGGCCGACGCGATAAACAACGGCAACGGGGTGGTTATCACAACCCGCCGCCTCGATGGCTACACCAAGCCCGGATCGAACATGGCGGCCCACCAGCAATACAACGAGCTGCCGACGGAGCTTGCAGTCCCCGGCGAAACCATGACGTTGGAATGCGTGGCCGATTCCCAGCGTGACGGCCGGCCCGAGGGTCAGGAGTCGTTCCGCTGGCATGGCGAACTGGAGAATCTGTCGCTGGCCCATCCCACGGAAGGGAGCGGCAACGGTCCGACCCTGCAGACGTTGAACGCTTCGTCGTTGGTCAATAACCGCGACTTCGAGACGTTCAGCAGCAACGCGCCGAGCCGGTGGGATATCGACAGCGGGACGGCCGGAACGCACATTTTCCAGGACACAAGCGCAGGCGACTTCTTCCGCGGCGAGTCGGCCTTGCGGTTCGACGGCCAGCTTTCGCAGACCACGATCCAGATTTCGCAATCGCTCTCCGTGTCGGCATTGCGGCCGCTGCGTCGCTACGTCGGAGCCGTCTGGTACAAGGCGAGCGAAGAACCGGCTTCCGGCGACGCATCGACCCTGACGATCCAGCTCCAGGGGACCGGCCTCACGCTTTCGTCTACGGAGAAAATCGTCATCCAGTCGATCAACTACGCGACCGTCTGGACGCTCGCGTACTTCAAGATCAACTTGCCGGCCGTCATTCCGGACGATATCGAGCTGGCCATCAAGACGACTAACCTTACCAGCGGCATGTCGATCTGGATTGATTCGCTCGCATTCGGTCCCATGACATACCACGGCGGCGTCGGGGCGGTCATCGTGGCCGGCGACGATCGGTTCATGCGCGGGGATCGGTTCACCTTCACCGTCGCCAATGACCAGCTTGGCACGTTTCAGGATTTCTTCCGTCGTCATTACGGGATTCAGTTGCCGTCGAATGCAACGTCGACGATTTCAGATACGCTCGCCGGCGGAATCGCTGGCGACGGCGACGGAGCCAGCCCGGTCAGCTAATGAGGTCATCCATGCCAACGGTCAAAACTCGTTATCGCGTCAAGGTCATGACTCCTGTCAAGGCGTCCCGCATGTCGCTGTCGCCCGATCGCTGCATCCGCCTGTTCCTGCGTCACGCCCCTGACGCGGAGCAGCGGATGATTCACGGCCAATTGCACGATCCCAAAGGTTTGGCTCGCGAGATCCTCCAATTCGCGTTCCGGTTCGTCGGTCCGCGATCCGGCAAACCACGTACCGTCGCGTCGCGGTCGCAGGTGCCGAAAGGCATCTTGGCGTCTGGCAAGTTCGAAGAGATCAAGGTCGAGCGGAAGAAGCGGGAAGCGAAACCGAAGAAGGAACCGACAAAGAAGCTGGCAAAATCCCCCGCTGCGGACGCCGCGAAAGAACCGTCGCACGCGGAGGCCCACGCGAACGAACAGGCGAAAGCCCTCGGACACCTAAAGCGGCTCGGGGTAGACGTGACGCACAATCCGAACGCGAATCCAGGCGAGTTGGAGTACCAGATTTCCAAATTCTCGAGGCAATTGACGGAGCCGCAGTTGACCCGCGTCAATTCCATCGTGGCGTCGCAGGCCCTTAACAAGCGAATCCCGCCACGCGGTGAACGCAAGGCCCCGGCCACGATCGCCGCTGCCGACCAAAAGAAAGTCGACGCATTGATTGAACGTATCCACAAGAGCTTGCCAGCCAACCAAGCCGAGTTGCTGGAAAAGTATGCCCCGCTCTTGGCACCGAAACGGACCTACGCCAAGCACACGTCGCTACCTACCATGCCGAAAGCGGATGAGACGCTGATCCAAAAAGAGATGGCGTTTATCCCACGCGACCACGATTTCAACCTGGCAATGGAACGTCTCGGCTCTCGGCACGAACTGCCAAGCGATCGCCGCAAGGCTCGGCTGTTCCGCGCGGAAGCCATCAAGCGGGTCCGGAACCGGTTCGATTCCTCGAAGGACCGCGGGGAATGGACACGGTGGAACGATCTGTATTCGCAGATCACTCAAGGTGTCTAAAGTTTCCTCTCTTTGAATTTATCGCTTCTGCCGCACGATAGACATACCGGCCAATGCGACAGATGGATCTTCATGCACCTTGTGCAATACGTTACTTTTGTCGCTAGCGTCCATTCGCGATTCGTGACCGGTTCGGTATTGTCTGGTGTGAGTGAGTAGTCAAATTGATCGTCAGCTCTCTTGATCGCTTCGCGATACTCCACTTCGATGCGATCCACTTCCGCCGCAAGCATTTGGTCATCCGGCCGACAATACTGAAACCCAGACAGCCCGATCGCTTCGAGCGCTTTCGCTCGTTTGATTTCCGCATTGCCAATGAGCCGGTGCCAGTCCGTGACTTCGGATTTTCTGATCTGTTCGAATGCCCGTATCGTAGCTTCCTTCATTGATTTCCTTCGTTACTTCACCACGTAAGGCATGAATGAACTCGTGCCGACGTTCGACGCGAGACGGCAAGCGTAGGAAATTGCGTCGCAATTATGAACGAGTATGCCTGAAGAGAAGTATTCGTGATTGCCTTCAATCGTTAGATTGTAAACGACATGCCGCCCTGGCAAGATTGCTGGCAATTCTACCGCATGCACGCGAACAATTCTTTTGCTTTGCATACCGGCTGACAGAAAACACTTTTCCGCATGTTGCGCATATTCTGTTTTCGTTGTCGATCTTTGATTTACGACGTGACCTGAGACTGCATTTTCCTGAGCAAAACTTGCTCTTGCCAACATATTCATGACAGTAGTCTTTTCCGCATTCTGAGCATATGGCGCAACGACGTATTGCTTTTCCAAATCCGTGTTGTTTTGCATGACGCCGATGCCATTCTTTTCCCTCTGCTGATTGATGCCATGCGACAGTAAGGTGACGTATCTTAGCAAGATGCTGCAAAGCTTTTGTTGTGGCGTAGTCTCCTCGCTCGCCATGAACCTTATGATGTTTTTCCGACGATACACATTCAAGATTTGATATATCGTTGTTAAGGAAGTCTCCATCTTTATGATGGATATGGCATCCGTCAGGAATAGGGCCGTAATGAGATTTCCAGATTTCCTGATGAAGGTGCTGAATGCCTCTTTTAACGTGCCCGCCATGCGGCCGATAATATCTTCGATATGCCTCTTGTTTTGCTTCGGGATATCTCCGGAAGACAATGCCGTTAAAAACGATTGATTCTGATTTAGCTCCTGATTTCCACATGGCACCATTGTATCTTCGTAAGAGATAGCGTCGAGTGGTATCCATCCACGATCAAGAGAAAATACGGGATGGTTTCTGGTCCCAACAAGTTCCATGCCGTTTGATAGTCGCACGCGACACACGGTTGCAGAATGGCTAGTTATTCCAGATGCGACTACCTTTCTTGTTCCTGATCTTGTCGTAACAAAATCCCCTACGCGAATCGTGTCGATGCGACGTGGACCGCTCGGCGTACTGATTAGTGTATCCGCTACAAAACATTGGTCATCGTGTGATCCGTCCGGAAACGCCAACAACTCCCTCTCAAATTCTGGCACCCACGCGGCATCTTTTGGTAGCCATACCTTCCCCTGCTCAAACTTTACCGACGCCGCCTGTGCCCGCACGATCTTGTCGCCCTTCGGATGGATCGGCCGGACCTGAACGCCCTGCCGATTAAGCAACTGAATCATGGCCCGCTGGTACGCCACGTCCTCGACCCCGACCCATTGCAGCCCGTACTCATTGACCAACGCCTTGATTCTCTCCAGCGTCTCCGGTGCCCCGATGCGGCCGCGGTAGCAGTGCCGGATGATGAGCGTCCCGGTACTGTCGTGCTCGCAGCACAGGATAACCGTGTAATCCGCCGACGTCGATTCGCTCACAGCCAGATCGACTACGCCGAACGGCAGGAACGAGCGTTGCGGGACGATGTTCGGACCAAGGATGTATTGCTGTTCCTGTGCCCGCCATGATTGGAACCATTCGCGCTTGAAAATGTTGCCGTCCGCCACCACGTCCCAATCGCCGTCGAGCAATTGCGCCCGCGTGATGTGGTCGAGGTGGCCCAGAGCCTGGACGTATTCCTCTTGGTCAAGGAACGGATTGTCACGCAGGCCGGCGGGAACGAATGTTCTCTTTAGACCAGGGTCAACGATGAATCGCTGTTTCACCCAGTCGTTGCCAATACCTCCAGGATTGCTTGCTGACAACATCCTGATAGGTATGCGACTCCCTTCAAGGCGACGGAGCCGACTGAACAAATATAGGTAATCCTCTTCTTTGAACTGCGTTAGCTCATCAAACACAACGGTCTGACATTCCATGCCTTGATAGCGGTAACGGTCGTTTCGCTGGTCGAGGTATCCGAACGTGATCGTTGCTCCGCTTGGGAACCGCCAACGCTTGTCTGTCCCATTCCATGTCGCTCCGGACCCTTGCAGCCAATCGTGCGAGCGATCCATCAATGCCCCTGGCAATGCCAAGTCTGCATAAGTACGACGGAAGAGAATTGCGGAGTAATTAGGATGATGAACGTACTGCAAAACAGACATTAAAAGAACATCACTTTTCCCGGAACCTGCTGAACCTCCGTACAGTATTTCAGTGCTGTCCGTTCTTAGGAATGCCGTTTGCTTTGCCGTTGGTCGGTGTGGGCAGAATGGGATGATCGGCCGCGTGTCCATTGCTCGGAGCAACGTCGATAGTCTGTCCGTGTTGCCCGTCTTCAAGCAGGAGTCGATCGAGTTCCTCAAGAGCGATCGCTGCTTGCTCGGCAACGCCTTCAACGCTTCCCGGAGTTCCCGCCTCAACGTGGACATGGCTGTGGACGTGCTGGTGGAGTTCTGGTTGTTCACCTTTACCCGCCTTTTCCTTGTCGAGTTCCAGCCGCTCGCGGTCCATTTCGAGTTTTGCGATCGCGGCCGGAACCCGCATGGCCGCCCCGTAGTCGCGTGCCGATCCGTCCTGGACCGCCTGGGCGCCGAGCCGGAACGCACCGGCCAGAACTTTCGCCGCCTGTTCCTCCGTCACGACGCCGCAAGAGAGAATCCGGGCCGCCAGCCGGGCGTCCTGTTTGGTTCTGTGCGGGTCGAATAGCTCGCCCGTCCCGCCCATGCCGTCTGGCATCGGCGGCGGTTTCGGCAATGCCGCCAGTTCGGCCGCGTGCGGCGCGTTCACCTTCTGGTGCGCGGCTTTCTTGTTGCGGCGTTTTTGGCGTTTAGATGCCATTGGTCTTTGCCTTATCGAGTATGTCCGTCTTGATTACTTCCGCAATCGCCATCATCATTACGGGCGGAACACTATTACCGAGTCGTTCCCATTGCTGTGCGAAATCATAAAACATGCGACCATCCTCCATTGGTATCAGCATTGACGACGCGACCAACAGTTGATTTCCCGACTCCAACTGCTGCGGCAATATCTTCATACTTCTGTCCTTCAGCCCGTCGCTTCCTGATCTCCCGTACCTTTTCGTCCGTGAGCCTAGAAAGATGATGAGACTCTCCGACAGGTGGCCGTTTTCTGACTCTAGCGATTCTTGCCGCAGCTTCGGTACGATGATTTTGTGACCATGAACGAACCTTGGCGCTCATATCCTTCATGTTGTTAGTCTGTGTACCGATGAATAAGCATGACGGATTGACACATGCAGGGTTGTCGCATTTGTGGAGAACGTACAGATTATCGGGTATTGATCCTACAAACAATTCCCATGACACCCGATGAGCGCTTCGGTAACGCCCGCCGCTAAGATAAACCATACCGTAACCGCTTTTGGATTTTTTCCCCCGCCAGATCCAACAGCTATCCGTTTTAAGAATCTTGTCGAGAAATCTTTCCGCAAACGGCTTGAATCTTGGCATAATGTCCTCCTTAAAAGTACACTATACCATAGTTTCCCATTTGTGTCTAGGTGCCGTTCGTTCCTGCCAGTTACGGAAACCGTCACTTGCCACCACTCCATTGGAACCCACAATGCGGGCAAGTATGCTCCACCTCGATATTCTCGTCAACTTTCTTGAAGTCCTCCGGAGCATACTTAGCATCTGGCGGCACGATCCCCGCATCTTCCGCCATCCCCGCGACCAATTCCGCCAACGCCTCATCGCCCGTGTCGATCTCGCGAATCAGCGCATCGAGTTCCGCCGCGCCCGTCTCGGCCAGCGCAGCGATCGGGTCGAACGTGGCCAGCACAAGATCCGCTTCCGCCTGCGTCAGGTCGACCACCAGGACCGGCACTTCCTGGTCCGGTGTCGTCTCGGCGCGGAGGTGTCCGTCCAGGAGAACATAACCAGCGTCCGTCTCGCGAACCATCAGTGCATCGACGTAGCCGACTTCGCGAAGGATTCCGGCCATCGCGGCCCGTTGCTTCTCTCCGTGCTTCCTCCAGTTCTTTTCGTTGGGAATCAGCATCCCAGCCTTGACCCGCCGGAAGTCGACAATCCGGTCCCGGATGGCCGGGACGGTAGGATCGGCCGGCTCGGGTTGCTTCTTCTTCGCCATCACTTCGCCCCCACCGCGTTCCCACTCGCCTCTTGCACCGTATCCGCCTGCGTCGCCCCGCACCGCTTGCACTTCCCGCACCGGTCCCAGCGATGCCGACCCACGCACCGCGGCGGTTGTTCCTTGATCTTGGATTCGCCGAACTCGTGGCAACCACACCAGCAATGCGATGGGACGACCGGAAACGAAACCAATGGCTCACCGATCTGGGCCGCGATCATCCCGTTACGGTACATGCTGTCCGGCTCGTCATGATCGCGTCGGCCGGGGTTGCGTCCTTCGAGCAATACGAACATTTGCGGCGACGTGGCCCGGCATTCGCCGAGTTTGCTATCGACGTTCGCATTGATGAACTTTGCATTTTCATTGTAGACCGGCTGCCAGAAGCGGCAGTTGCCGCACGTCGGCTTGCGTTCGCTGCCGTTGCTGTTGGGTTCCGCTGTCACCATGTACCGCCTCCCTACGAACTCCGCTTCGTCGCCCTAAACCGCGTCTGCGTGAACAATTTCCGGACGATCCCGACCTCCTGGTCCCATTGCTTTTCCGGCCCGATCGCTTGGACCCGCTCCGTACATGTCTCACCGCAAAGCTCGTGCGTCATCCAATAATACGCATCATCCAGGTGCCGGCAGAAATGGAACGGGTAGACGTAGCATGACGGGAACCCCTTCGATCCGAGCAGGAGTTGGTAGTCCGTCCAGCCGGAACGCATCTTGCCGGACACCTGCAAGAATCCATGCTTGCGCACCAGCCCCAACGGCAACAGGTAGCAGCATCCGCCGACGTGCGTTTGGATCAGGACGCCATACGGCCAGCCGTTGTGGATGTTGTGCCGGTACTCGCCGATCGGCATTCGGTCGATCGTCTTGGGCGAGAAGTGCAACGCCGACACGGCCCCAAGCTGTAACGGAAACGACTCGTGGATTCGCCGTGCGTGCCACCAGAAGCCATGAGGGATGATCGTGTCGTTGTCGACCTTGCCGACGAATTGGTAGTTCTCTGCGATCGCCCATTGCCAAAACGTGTTCGTCACTTCGGAGAGCGTATCGTTGTGGTCATTACGGACCACGATCGTCCGGCAACGCAGCTTCGTGGCCGTCTCCAGAAACAGGTCATGTATCTCCGTCCCGTCGCTCGCGTTGTCGACCAGGTACAGGTCGATCCGTTCGGTAAGCGATTCGACCAGGGCCGCGAGCGATTGCCGCGTGAACCCCGGCCGGCCATGAGCGATGAACAGGATTGCGGAACGTCCGTTCAAGCGACAGCCTCCATTCCCTCCAGGCAAATGACCGGCTTTCCGGCCAACCGCTTGATCTCTTTCGCTTGCGGCCGACTCGATTCGACGAACAACTTCGCGGCATCCAGTTCGCGGTAAATCCCGCCCTTCCATGTCCCGTGGCCGGCTGCCCACAGTTCCGCCTTGCGCTCGAAGGGAGCCATGATGAGCTGCGTGAACTTGACGCCGTGCTGACGCAGCCATTCCGCTGTTGCGGTCCGATAGCGTTCCAGCCGAGCCGTCACAATCGCATAAATCGGCACGGTCGGAAGGTGGAACGGCGTCGCGTTCGGCAACCATGCCTCGTACTTAGCGTCATCGGCAATCGCGGCCGGCGGCGGATCAAGGCACAAGATGCCGTCCATATCGAGGCACGCCGTCGCCATGTTGCCAGCATGGAACAGGTTCCACTCGAAGGCCCGCGGACCCTGGACCACGCGATACCAGCGGTCGACTTTCGTGACGCGCGACTCGTGCGACGGATAGACTGCCGCATACTCGAAGCGGATCGTCGATCCAGAGTAGCGGGCATGAATCCACGACTTCATCCGCTCCATCGACTTGCCGCTGTCCAGCGAATCGTCGACGACCAGAACCCGCTCCAACAGCCTCTTGCTGCAACGGTTGCTCGTGCCTGATTCGAGTCCGGAATACAGGATCGGGATGTTCCGCTGCAAGGCGATCATTGACGCGGGAATGATGCCGCTGCGTGGCACGCCGATTACCGCGTCGATATCACGCGGCAATCGTGAGCACCAGTCGGTCACGTCCTTCGCAAGCTGGGCGTAGGAGACGAAGTTCATTTGTCCTCCATGAAGGGAGGACCTAAAACGCAATGATCCGTCAACGGCTGATCCCATACCATGCGGGTGATGATGTCCCGGCAGCTATCGCAGACAGGATGATCGGTCGGCAAGCGTTCGGTCTCGCGGCAGATAAGGCAGGGACGATTGAGTGTTCTCTTAACCTCTCGCAGTCGCTGGTTTTCGCAACGTAGATCGTCGATATATGCGATGATTTGTCCCATCATCGAGTTTGGTTGGTTGTGATAACGCAAGTCATCAAGCGTCAACTGTGCGTCACCGAACACCCGCTCGCCTTTGCTGTTCCTCGCCACTACTTTACCCCCTTTATCCCTAAGTTAATCCACCCATGATTTTCCGCTCGCGGCGTCGTCAATGGCTTGATCTCCGAGAACTCCGCCCGCCGCAAGCATTTCTCCAGGTGCTCTGCCGAAAACGCGGCCCGATGCCAATTCTGTTGATCGGGCTTCGAATACGCGAACAACCGTCCCTGCATCCACGTCCAAGGGTCGTTGTCCGGGTTCGACTCCCGCCATTTCTCCTCAACGGGAATAAAACCTTGTATGGCGCAACGAATGATCTTGCGAGCATCCGGCACCCATACCTCCAGCGATCCGCCGAACCGCAAGATTCTCCTCAAGTCCTTCAGGACCGCAACTGTTTTTCGCCAGTCTACATGCTCCAAAATGTGAGAGGCGTAAATCAGATCGAATGACCCATCCGGGAACGGCATCCGCTGTTCGATATCGTGAACATGATCGACGTTCGGGCGCTTCACGCAATCAAGCGTGACCCATTCCGGGCCGATGCGGTCCTTGCCGGGTCCGATCTCAAGACATTGCATTATGTGCGATACCTCGCCACGCATGGCATCCGCCACGCCCCATTGATTCCCGACTGGTCGAGCGTGATCTCCAGGAAGTAATTCTCCCGATCGACCAGGGCGAGCGTCTCCGGCAAGTGCCCGCTGTACGTTCCGCTTCCGTCATGGCTCAGTGCAACCGGCGAGCCTACCGCTACGTCATCCGCGTCGTAAAGCTGCATCGAAACGGTTGCGATCGTCAAGGCTGCGCCGCCCGGTCCGTTCGTCGCGTCCTCGACGATGACCGTGGTATCGTTGTCGATGTAGAGGACATCCTTTTTCTTTTCCATGCAGCAGTCCTCTCAATCGCACTCGTTGATTTCGATGGTCGCTGATACGCGCGGCCTGATCGTCACGCCCGATACGTCGACGCGCGGCCGGATCGTGATATCCGCTGAGACTCGCGGCCGGATGATGATAGTCGCGCAGACGCCGCCAGGGGGCTTGCCACCCATGATCCGGTATAACCACCATGCAATCGATCCGAACCCGCCAGGCATTATGAAATACCTTTCACCAGATCAAGGTCAGTATCGGTTGTTGCCGTCTTCGTAGCGTGCGGCGTACTTCCGTCCGTGCGGTAAATCGTCAGCGTCGTTCCTGACAATGTCCAATGCAATGCAGCAAGGACAATTGTACAGAGTGAATCTTCCGCAGCCGTCGCCTCGACATTCGACACGTTACGAATCAGCAAGGCGTCGGCGTTCTCGATTGCGGTTGGCAATGCCGCAATGTCCGTGATGATCGTCGTCTGATTCGCGGCCGTCGCGTAGTTGGCGGCCACGAGCGTCCTGGCTTCCATTTGTGCGTTTGTCGGCAAGGCGTCAATGAGCAGGTCAAGGCGTCCGCCGTCCGTCCAATCGCCCTGGAGTTCATTGGTGTCATTGTAGATATCGTTGACGATCTTGCCGAACGTCCCGACCGTCAAATGCGTTCCTGTGCTTTCGTCCCACACGGCATCGGCGATAGACGAATTGGACGGCAATGACGTGATCGCATCCCGAACCGCTTCGAGGCTGTCGCTGGTGTTGACGAAGCTGTCCCAGTCGGCTGGAGCTGTCTTGCTAGCGAGCTTGGCAAAAATGGAATCATTGGCAATGTCCGTGCCGGCAACGCTCGCAGATACCAAGTGGTCGAGCCCGTAGGTTTCGATCGCGGCATCGACTTCCGCTCTTACCTGAGCGGCCGACAGGTTGTTGAGAGCGGCGATACTTGCCGCTGTCGCCAAACCGACTTGAATTTCCGTCACGGCGTCCGCCGCTAACGCCGATGCCGTCAAGGTGTTCACAGCCATCGCTCCCACGCTGGCGTCGATCCGGCCGGATACCAGAGCGGCCGGCAATCGCGATTGAATATCCTGCGTGTCGGTCTCGATGGCGTCGGCCGTCGTCTGGCTCGCCCGGCTGCTGACCGTGGCATTGAGGTTGTCGCCGACGATCTTGCCAGCCGAGCCGGCCCCGTAAGCTCCTGGCAATGCCGTAATCCACGGATCGCCCGCTGAGCCGGCCGCTGCCAATGCTTCCGCCGTCGATCCGGCCGTGCCGCTGTGATCGGCGATCGCCTCCTCCCACACCTGATCGGCGATCGCTCCAGCCGTAATCGAGAACGTCGATGTGATCCATGCTGCGTCGCCGCGGTCGCGGATCGCTTCTTGGCTGTCCGTCGTGCTGGCGTAGGATCCCGCTCCGCTGCCAAGATCGGCGTTGAGAGTCGTCAACAATGCCGCAAGGTCCGTCGCCAAAGCCGCGTCCTTCCGAAGCGATACGCGAATCAGATTGAGCAGTTCCGTGTACGTCGGCGGATCGTAGGCGTTGAGGGCGTCGGTCACTTCGCTTTCGACTTCCGCATCCCACGCGGCATTCCAGGGAACGGCCGTCAATCCTGCTCCGGCCGTTCCAATATCATCGGTTTGACCCTCGATATCGACAAGGTTCGCCCCGATCGTCGCACCGCCTCCGAGGTCTACGATCGTGCCGAGCTTCGGTTGCATGTCCGCCGTGTCGGCCAAGATCGCATCCAGGTCCAGTCCGCCCGCGTCGCTGATCGGCAACCCGCCCGCGGCATCCGCCGCCGCGTTAGGCAGCGCCGTCAACCCAAGCCGAACGCCGTCGGCCGGATCATAGGCGACAATCGGATGGTAGTCGCCAATCACAATCATGTCGGTGACGGTGCCAAACACGAGCACGCCGGTCACGCCAGCCGTGAAAGCAGCGTCAGGCAAGTCGATCCGATAGTAGCCGGCCCCGATATGCAACATTCCACCGTCCGAATGTGCGTCAGTCAGGGCCGACAGATCGGATTCCGTGATGCTGACGGCCACCGCACCCTCACGACGATACTTGAGGTCGAGGCCGGTCGTGGCCGACGTGACGCCCGTCTCCGGCAGGAACGTGGTCGAGTCGATGATACGGATGACCGTCGATTGGTCGGCCGTCCCGCCTTTTACTGCGCGTCCCATTTACCCGACCTCCGACACGTACAGATCGAACAGCAGCATGGGCGAGCCAGCAGGAGCGGCCGCAATCGGTGCCACGACGAACACCCAGAACGTCTCCATATCACGCCCTCAACTTGTACAGTTCGTCGCCGTGCAAGTACAGTTCGTTGACCCACGCCGTCGTCGGGATGCGGTTATACCACCGCACGTCCCAGATCGTGCCGTCCCATGACGCGGCCGAATATAGCCCGTCGATCTGCACCTGGCCGATCGTCAGATGTTTCGGCGCCGTCACGACCGCGGCCCCGTACCAGATCCCCGAATTGGCAACGCTCGTGGTGAGCGTCTCAGCATGGCCGTTGACCCAAATGGCCCAGCCGTTCGCCGCTCCCGTCGCTGATGCGACTACGTGATAGACGTTGCCGGCCGTCATCACGGTGTCGCCTGTCACTGACGGCAGGCTACTTGTGTTTTGGTCCCGTTTGCGAATCTGAACCTTTCCGGTCGTCAGCGCGTGTAGCTGGAGAAATCCGCCGTTGCCTGTATCGGCCGCTCCGCCGAACCCAATCAATTGGATCTGTGCAGCCAACGAATCCGGTATGCACCATAATGAAACGCAGCCGGACGTAGCTGCGTGGAGCGTTGGCAACGCCACGTCGATTCGCTCGTTCGACGTAGCGACGAACTCTGCCCCGAATCCCGCCGGCGTCTTGCGCCAACCGTGTGTCGTGCCCGTCCCAATCGACCCGCGTGGGTAGCCGTTCGTTATCTTCCCGCTCCCCTCGTTGAGCGGAAACGCGACTACTAGCCCGCCCGGCATCCCCTGCGTCGGATGATGGGCGTTTATCATCGGCAGCCGCGGGCGAGGAACGTGGTACGTCATGTCACCGTCACTACGGATTGTCGGTAATTCACTGTCGCGGTCACATCCTGCGCTCCCGGATTCGCGACCAGAATCTCAAACTTCCGAACCTCAAAAGCGTCGACCGGAATCGTGATCCCGGCCAGGTTGCCGGCATCAAGCGGAACAACATAGTGATCCGGGTTGTCGTTCACGTCTTGGTACGCGGAGCCGCTATGCCGCAACAGGTACACGTCCACATCAAGGTCCGACGACGCATGGAACGTGATCTCTACTAACACCTCCGCCGACATTTTGCTGTTGTTGTCGATCTCGCCCGTCGTGGCCGTGCCGCCGCCGCTCGTCACGGTCGACGCGGCAATGCTGGTCGTTTGGTCGGTGCCCCATGTGGTCGTGGCCGTGCTCAAGCGTCGTCCTCCTCGGGGTCGACGCCAAAGCCGGCTAGAATCGTCTTGGCTCGCCGGGGATGAGTTATGATCCAGTCGAGCATCACTTCATTGACGAACGCCGTGCGGATCGCTGCCGCCTGTCCCGTCGCCTGGATGGCGTCAATGATCTGTTGCCGCGTCCGTTGGCGTTTGGGAGTGACGGCCAACAACTCCGCCTCCGTAGGTTGGGGACCAACGTCGGGAGGCCAGTAGGCAATTTCATTATTGGCAAGGACGACCACACCAGGTGCCTGAATCGGCCCGACGGTGAATCCAAGCGACTGTAATCGCGCGGCCAGTTTATCCATGACCTAGCCACCTTGCTGTGAAATAGGATACAACTGCCCCGCCGACTACCGTTACTGTGCCTGACGCCACGTTGCCATATGTGATCGCATGGAGGTAATCGGATTTGACGAGTGACATCGTGGCATCCACCGCCCCGTATCCATTCGCTGATCCAACCACAATTAGCGGTGATTGCCGCGTTGGTCCGCCGCTGCTCGTATTGAGCCACAGGCCGGCCCACCCTTCCGTTAGCGTTGTGCCTGCGATATTTACCTGATGCCTGATTTGCCACGATCCGGGCCGATTTGCCGTAAAACGATAGTTTGTTGCCGCATCGAATATCGCAAATGGATCTGTGCCTGGGTCAGTAGAATCATCGTTGTATTCAACTTTCGTCCAAGTCACGTCGGAGATGCCTGTCTGATTTACGCTATTTCGGTGAGCAAAAAATTCGGGATACACGAGCGACTCGAACGAGTTCCAAATCCCGCCGCCCACCTGCATCACCGCCGATTCGTCAGGGATGTAGCTGCGGGTCAGGTTTGTCCCGATCGTCTCCGAGCCGTTGCCGTCGATCGTGATTAGTACGCCAGCGTTTTGATTGAAAATAAACTCGATTGCCTTTTGGTCATTGCTGCTGACGGCCGGCAGTGTGATTGTGTAATCGCTCGACCCCGTGCAGACGTGCCGCTTGCCGAACGCAGAAGACGTGAGCGTCGTTGCCCCCGTGATCGACACGTCAGCATTGATGAGCGTCGCCAGCATGTCCCCGGCCGTCGCCGCGCTCGTATCGGTGGAATTGACCGTGGATGTTCGGTAATTGACCGTCGCCGTGACCGTCGCACCGCTGTTATTCGTCAGGTGGACTTTGTACTTTCCCGCCGCTAGCCCGGTGACGGTCCACGAAAAATCATGCGTGCCCGAGACGGAGTAAGGAAGCTCAATCGCCGGCGGGTTGTCGGACACGTCTTGATATGCCGTGCCAGAATGATGGAGCAGATACGCCTTGACGCCCTGCGTCGCCGTGCCGCCGTAGACGATCTGGAAGCCGAACTCGATGGATGCTGCGTCGCCGCTGATCTCGCCAGTTGTGTCTGTCGCTGTGTTCGCGATCGACGACGCGGCGATCGACGTAGCGTTGTCGGCGGACCATGCGGAAGCGTACTCGATTGTCATTCGTCCGCCTCCGACTCGTCAATCCACACGCCAACTCGCCGCAAACTGTGCTCGAAGCTGGCCCGGTACGTCCCGACGGTTGCGTCCATCGTGTAGGACGTTGCGACGTTCACCGCCCGCACGCCGCCGACCGCGTTTACCGTCACCTGCCACGTCTCGCCCGTGTGGGCGCGGAGCCAAGCTGCGATGACGGCGGAGTTGCTAGCATGCGGGTATTTTCGACTCATCGCCAGTACGCCCCCCACATGAGCAGCCCGACCAACGCCACGGCCAGCCCGATCCAAATGGCGAAGTCCCACCAGTACGGGCCGCGCGGTTGCGGAGCGGGAGCGGGCGGGCGATAGCGTGGTTGGTAGCTGTTCATTTCCATGCGTCCCGGATCGCCATGATCGACAGCGTTATGACCACGGCAATGCCGGCCAAAAGAATGTCGGTCATTTACCGTCGCACTCCTGTATTGCCGCAACCGACTTAGCATGTTTCGCGATAAGAGCCTTTGCCCCTTCGAGCGAAGATGCGAACATGATGGCTTCCGGGGCCGGTTCGCCTCGACGATCGAACCGAAGCATTTTCGTTTGCCCCCAATCCGATTTGTACAGGTGAAACGAACATTTCGGCGATCGCGTCTCGACACAGAAACCAGCCTCAACTACCGCAGCGATCTGCTCACAGAGACCTTGCAGGTTTACAGACTTCGCCATACTTCCACCACCACGAGAGACGCCAAACGAGATAGAGCAGGCCGACGCGGGTCATTCCATCGACGGTTCCACGTACAGCGTCACGTTCAGCCGGACCGCAATAGCCGTCGCGCGGTAAATGTGCTGTGCCTCTTTCTCCTTGTCTTTCACGAGCAACAGCACGGCCGGCTTCTTTCCAGTCACGATCGAGTACCACGTCGCTTGCCCGAACGCTTCGTAATGTTTGTGGCTCCAGTCCGCCTCGATGGCGTACTCGTCGTTGAGCAGATCAACCCGCGTGCCGTCCCACAGGCGATGCTCCGCTACCGCGTGATACTTCGGCGCCAGCCGGCGACACGCGGCCAGTTCGTCCTCCGCCTGGAGCGGTTGCTGAACGAACCACAGGATTACGCCGGCGATCATGGCAACGTGAAACGGCATGTCACGGCCTCCGCCCGAACAACGCCCGGCCCAGCGCATGCAACGGTCCCCGTCTCCGGGCCGTCCCGTCCGCGCGAATCGCCCCGTAGTACGCCGGGTAGCCGGCCGCGTTCATCAACACGGGCGCCGATGAGTAGGTGTAGACGACCGGCTCGGCTAGCGAATACTCGACCGTCGGCGTGAACGACCACACGGCCGGCTGTGCTTCCATGATGACACCGGTTGCCGGCACAAAGGAGAACACGTCCACGAGCCGGCAACGGCCGCCCTCGCAAATCGAGACGTATCCGGCAGGTGTTGCAAATTGTGCAACAAGTGGCGAGACGAGCAGCAGCAACGCGACGCAAACGAACAATGCACGTTTCATCTCTTCCCTCACACAAAGTCCCAAAGTTGTTCCGGGAACCCCTCGAATTGGCTATAGGCGAACGAATCATTCTGCCGCAGCATGTAGTCGGCCACGTCAGCATCGACCCAGAACCCTCCGGGTGGCTCGTCTCCAGCCGGCGGACCGTGCGCATCCGCACTCCAACTATTTTGGCAGTAGACTGCCGGCCGTTGGGGATCATCATCCACGCCGATGAACGTCATGGCATGGTGCCACGTCCCACGCGGCACGCCGAACTTCTTTCCCGCCTTGCGGTCAAGCTGTGGGTCCATCGTAAAGCCACGATCGGAGCAGACGCCGACTGGATAGCCATTCGCTAGTGCGTCGCGGGCCTGCGTATAGCTCTGGACAGGCGCTGCCGACTTGATCGGGTGCAATTTGCCAAGCTCAATCCATTTGTCCTCAATACGAGCACCGTCGGACCACTTCATTTCAACTTCCGCGCCCCATGTCAGTCCGCTGTCGCCGCCCGAAGGTTGCGGCAATCCGGACAGGTCGGAGCGAATCACGCCATCCTGTACGATCGCTTTCGCCTGACCTGATCCGGTCGACCCTTCGCCCCGGCCGCGAATACCACTATGCAGCCGCCCACGGCCGTAGCCATAGGGCATGAAAATCGGGTGGAACTGTTCCGCGTCGCCGTTGGCGATCTCGACGACCGCCACATAGTCCACGACGTTCTTTCCCATTTCGCCCACGCAGCAACCGGACTTTTGCAACAGCGTCGGCAAGTGCTTACCAAGCACCTGCTTCGCCGCATCCCACAAGACGACCCGCTTGCGGTCCGTCTCCTGCGTCTGGCCGAAAATGAAGAAACGCGGCATCGACGACAAGATGCTCTCGCACATGCGGCGCACGGCCAGCGATCGCTGATCCGGCGGAACCCATCCCATGCGTGCGTTCGTCGGCGTTACTGGCATCGCTTCAGCCCCTCCGCGATCTGTTCCCAGGCCTTGACTTGCTGTTCCACCGTCCGCACTTCGCCGCGGAGGTAGCCGGCCGCGAGCGTCTTTTCCCACTCCTGCCATGCGGCCGACAGTCCAAGCGGGGCGAGCCGCTCCTTCGTCGTGGCCGACATCTCCTCTCGCGTCGGCGGCGTCCCTGCCGCTATTGCCGCCTGGACGCTCCTGGCGACCGACGCGAAGACTTCTGCCGCTTCAGGCGTCTTGTCCAGTTTCAACCGCTCCGCCTCATCGCACGCGAGCTTTGCCAACCCGGTCAGTTCCGGTTGCGGCGGCGGTACGGGCGGAGCGGGCGGCCGAGGCGGAACCGGAACCGGAGCGGGACCAGGCCCAGGGGATGGAGGTACTGGTCCCGGCTCCGGCGGTCCCGGTAGCGGGACGGGTGCGACGTGATCGACATTGGAAAGGCGAACATCGACCTGGAGCCAGCCTCCGTACAGCAGCAGACACGCGACGGCGGCGGCGAGCGTGGGACGCCAGTTCAGGCCGGCGATGGATTTCAGCAGGTTACGCCAGTCGTCGTGCATGTTGTCCCCCTGACCCCGCGTAAACCGCCGACCGACCGGCCACAGCAGGCCACGCCCCCGCGACCGGCCGGCCAGCAGTAGATCACCCGAGTTCGTCACGCAGATTGTCAATCAACTTGTTGACGAGCCACGACAGAAACGCGCTCATCAGCACCGGCCCCAACGGAAAGAAGCCGTAGACCGGCCCCTCCGGCGTCGTCACGCGGGCGATCAGGTCGCACGCGGCATCGTCGTCCAGCGGATCGCACGGACATGCGGCGGACGCGGCCATGAGCCGTCCCGGCTCGCCGAACACCTGTCCCTGCACGTAGCCCTGGACGTGCCAGATCGACGCAGCGAACAGTTGCCGCTCGGAGGCGATCGTTTTGTTTTTGACGATACGGTAAATCGTCTGGAGTTCGGCGAGCGGCATTTCGGTTGGGTAGGTCATGGCGTGCGTTCCCCTTGTTTGACAAGCTGCTGGAGTGAGCGGTTGAGTTCTTTTGTCGTCTCGATCGCCTGGTCATACTGGGTGAATTGCTTCTCGACGACGCGAGCATGGGCCTCGATCATCGCCTTGTTGTCGCTGGCGATCTTCTCGTAGCCGGATTGGATCTGCTGAAGGTGGGCCGGGACGGCGGTCCGCATGGCGTAGTCGGCAAAATAGTAGATGCCGTAGAGAATCCCGCACAAGACGACGAACGAAGGACCTTGTTTGATTGCGGCTGAAAGGAGTTCGGCTTTGAGCGAGCCGTTGCCGTTGGATGTGGTTGCTTCGGCGGTCAATGTAGGCACCCTCCCCTTGCGATTTAGGGGAGCAGGTGCCATAGCGGCGGCGACAGATCGGGCAACGTGGCCCGCTTCGCCCTGCTCACGCGATTTAATCTACGGACCAGGGCGGCGGCATGTCAAGAGGATTTTTGCAGCAGTCGGGTCGGCCGGCGCTAGGTGCATCCCAAGCACCGCCGCCAATTTGCCGGCGACTGACAGGTTGATGTCACCGTCGCCGTTGGCGAATTTATATACCACCGGATTCGCGACGCCGGCCCGTTTGGCGATCTCGTATCGGGAGAGATCGCTGGCCGCGATGGCGGCGCGGAGTTGGTCGGAAATGGTAGGTGGTAATTTCATCCCTCTTCCCCTTCTCTCTCCAACTCCCATCGCCCCCGCGAGTGCAGGGGCGTTCGGGAGGGGATGTTAGGTTGTCGGCAACGGGAACGGCGACTCGACGCAGTACGACGGCGATGGTAGTGATGGATCATGATGGTGCTTCAGACTCAATTGTTCGATGATACGCGATTCGAATTGGTCGATGTTCTCGCCGTTCCGCCGGTCCGCACTTACTAATTGATCGACGTTCACCGGCTCGCGCCGCAGACCGATGACGGCGTTGCAGTATCGCCCCCCCTGTCGTCGATAAACGGCCCACCAGCCGTCGCCGGTCGGTTCCGCCGTGAGGCTATTGCTCCGGATCGTCAACGGTCCATGACACGAATCATGGCGATATACGTTCCAATCGCTCATCGTCTCTTCCCCTTCTCTCTCGTTCCCATCTTCGTGGCCGCGTCCCCCGCGTCCACACCTATATACTATCACGCGATCGCTAGTGTGTCAAGTGGTCGAGAGATAATTTGGGGAATCTTTTTGCGAGGTCAGCCGACGGGTTCGGGCGCGGGCGCTCCCGGTGGAATGGCCGGCTCCACGAACCGCCAGCCCGGCGGCGCATTGACCGTGATCCGCGCCTGATCTCGCCGCGTGCGGTGGACCCGGACGCGGATTTGCTCGCCGTCCCGCTCGATCACGATTTCTTCCCCCTCGCTCACGTCGCGCGTCCTGGCGTTCATGGGGTTCCTCCCTTCGCATGGGGTTGTCCTTTCGTCCGATCGTCGATCCTGTGGCATTCTGGGGCCTCTCGTGGGCATCCTGGTGCCTCTCGCGGATATTCCAGCCGGCCCTGGAGCCACTGGTCGTAATCGCAGACCGGCCAGTCGACGTAGCCGAGGTGACCGGGCAGCAGGTGTGCCACGAGCGCGGCTTTGTGCTGCGCGACCAGTGGGCGGAATCTCGCGATATCCTCTTGACGGCCGGCGAGTCGGATGCGAAAGTAGGCGGTGTCGGGGATGTATTCTGTTGGTGCTGCAGATGATGGCGGCTCAGAAACTCGAGTTTGTACAGTAGTGAACAAGTGTCTCTTGACAGTTTGTCCGGCATCCAGCCGCTCCATCTCCGGGCCGTCCGCAGGACCCCCCTCCGCGACCTCCCCCGATGGGGTGGCCACGAGGGAGCAGGTGATACCGCGAGCCGCGAGCAGATTGACGACCATCTGCGGCGTCATGGTCGCTGTCGGAGTTGCCGGGTTCTCCGGAGTCGCCGGAGTCATTTTGCGACCCATCTAAACCCAGTCCTCCACGATCTCGGTTGCCGGAGTCGCCGGAGTCGCCGGAGTCATTCCCCCTCCTACCCGTTTTTCATCCCCCTTACCCCCCTCCCTTGAAAAACTCTGGTTAAGTGAAACGACTCCGGCGACTCCGGCGACTCCGGCGCTGTCTTTTACATACCAGATCGCAGTCTTTTTGGTGTTAGTTGTTTGTAGTAAACATTTTCCGTTCAATTTCCTGCCAGAGTATCTACGAAACATCCTTCCGAGTGCATGGATTCCAGGCAATCCGCGTGATTTCGACGACTGTAGCTCCTCGATCGCCTCTCGCATCGCGCCAAGGTACTGTTGAGCCGCCGGCAGGAACTCGTCCTCGTGCAAAATCTCGATCAGTTGGGCCGCCGTAAACCCGATTTGGTTGTTCGGTGGGGTCGGTAGATCGGCCCATCCGGCTAGCAATTTCCGTAGTGCGTTCGTGTCGCTATCTGCCGCCTCGGCCAGTCCCGCTCGAGTCTCTCCGGGATCCGGTTGGCCGGCCCAGATCAACGCCTGCCTGACCAGATTCGACCAGCCCTCGAACGACCCCCACGGGGCGACGCCGGGGATGGCTGGCCGGCCGGCTGTACAGTATGCCCTGAGGATCGTTAAGGCGGCCGGAACGAGCCGGTGGCGGTTGTCGTGGGCGTACTGGCGGATGTTCGCGTGGGCGAAGTCCTGCCGTTCCTCGGGGTTCTCCTCGGGCGATTCCAGGCGGATATGCAGCGTCCGCCGCGCGAGATCGCCGCGGACCTCAACATTGTTGCCGGTGGCGTACCAGACGGTCAGGAGCGGCAGGGCGTTGGTGTTCTCGGATTTTCCGAGGACGCGATCGACCCAGACTGTGGAAGTGAGGGCGGCGTCGAGGGATGGGCAGCCGAGCGGGCCGGAGACGTTGTCGATCATTACGGTACGATCGCCGGCTAAAGCTATGGCTGTTATCCGTTTACGCATTTCGTCGTCGAGTGCCGTGTTGACCGTCCGGGCCATCTCCCGGCCGGTGCAGATGATGCCGGCGATATCGCAGAGTAAGGACTTGCCGGCCCCTCGCACGTTCGCGTCGACCAGGAAGAGCGGGGCCGGGCCGGTGAATCCGAACCTGGCAAGCGGGGTGAGTACGCTGGCCAGCCATGCGGAGGCGTGGGCCGTGGTCGAAAACGGGAAGTCGCCCACCACGTCAAGGATGGCCTGGCACGCGGCCGCGGCGTCGGTCTGGGTCGGCGCGTGCGGGACCGGATCGAACTCCTGCGACGGCTGGTAGAGCAGCCCGGTGTCGTCGTGGTATCCGGCATCGTTCAGGATTGACCCGTCCGGCGTGATGACGGGCGTCTCGACGATCGCCTCCAGGTGTCGGACGGGCCACTCGCCGCGGTGCATGACGGCCCGGATTGCCCACACTGGCGGGTGGGCTGGGATGGTCTGGAACTCGCCTGGGTCGTCGCGGGCCGGGAGTTGCTTGAGCCAATCTGCTACCAGGGTGAGCCGCTCGCGTAATCGTGGCTCGGGGAGCGGCACGATTTTGGGGGCGTTGGCCGGCCGGACGATCTTGCGATTTTCGGCCGACTCGCGGATCACGCCGACCAGGGCGCCGCCACGCTGGTAGACCGCCTCGTCGGCGACCAGGGCAAGCACGGCCTCGTCGATTGTCAGGTGTTCAGCGGTGCGGATCGTGACGGTGGGCCGCTCTCCGGCCGGGCGGGAGTAGGGAATGGCGGTGATGCGCGCGTCGCGGATCGCCTGCTCGCCGGCCTCTTGGCTGATCTCGCGAGTGAGTTTGACCAGAACATCGAGCCAATCGGAGCAGCCGGTCAGGTGGGCCGGCGGCGAGACGATTACTACCTCGATGGCGGCTGGGCCGGATCGCAGCGAGGCGTTGGCGGCGGCGCACTCCAGAGCCTTGGTGTGCCCCACGTCGCCGGCGTCGGCGTAGATTTCGAGGCGACGGCATCCGGCCGGGGCCTCGAAGGATCCCATGCCGCCGGCGGAGACGGTCGACCAGACGGGCAGGTCTGGGCACGCTTGGCGGATCGCAAGGGCGGTCTCGATGCCTTCGGTGATTGCCAGCGTGGTTCCGGTGGTCTGGGAGAACGGGTACAGGTGGATGGCGGCGCCGGACGCGGAGCCAGGGAAGATCGGCGTTGATAGCTTTTTTGGCGATGGGACCGCGGCCTTGCCGGGTTGGTAGGGTGAGCCGTCCAGGTAGGTCCGGTGCAGGGCGGCGAGTCCGTGCCGCTCGTGGATGATCTTGGCGACGATCGCAGGGAAGTCGCCAACGTGCGTGGGTGGGGCGTCCGGGTTGTCGGGCGTCTTCGCCTCCTCGTAGTAGCCGAGCGACTGATGCAGGCGGAGCGTCGGCGGCACTGGGAGTTTGACTGATAGGCCGCGGTGTTGGAGGTAGGCCGCGATTCGCCCGTTGTCGGGGATGCACTCCGACCAGCGGCGGTTGAGTGCGGCCCGCTTATTGTCGACGTCTTTGGTGTCGGCGAGAGCGGCGGCGGACTTCTTTTGGCGGCGTGGTCGCCGTGGTTGACTGGCCCGCTTCGGCGTGGTGCCGTTTTTGCCCGTGGTTCCCGGCTGGAGTTGCAGGTACTCCGCAACCGCCGTGCGGGCCATCTCGCGATCAGGCCAGTCGTTCAACCAGCACAGCAAATTGAACCCGTCGGACGCCTCTCCGCACGAATTGCAGACCGCGCCGCCGGTTTCGTTCGCGTCGTCGAACAACCGAAAAGCGTCCGCGTGCTTGCCGCCGTGGACGGGGCATTCGTGGTGTTTGGTCGATCCCACGGTTGCGATCGCGTCTTTGATCTGCGGGGCGAGCGCGGAGAGGATTTGCAGCCAACGGCCGCGCGCGGCGTCGATGACCTCGCGCCACGGGACGCGGCAATGTGGTGAAGGAAGGTTACTTCGAGTAGATTCCGCCCCGGATGATTCGTTGACTATGTTTGGCTCCGGCAGATCGGTCGGGAGATTGATCGGCATTTGAGGCGTTCCCTCGCTGCTGTGCGTGCATCTGTCCTGACGACTTTCGTTCTTCTTGGCGGTCCTTCCAGAAGCGTTCCAGTATCCGGAAGGTGGTAATTTCGGCTAGCCGGCGCCCGTCCATCGCGAACCAGTGGACCCGTGGGAACCGCTGCGAATAGGCGATGATCGACCGGTAAACGCTCTTGGGAGGCAACTTCGTGTGGGGCGGCGGCGAGTTGATAATTTCACGCCAGTCGGCCTCGATCACGACGGCGGCGAATCGCATGGCATCGAGGCGGACGATCTCGCGATCGAACCGCTCCCGCTCCCGGCCCAGTGTGCCGTAGAGATCCTCGATTGACTTCCGCTCGACCGAGACGAGCAACTCCATTCCCTCGATCGAGTAGTCGCCGGTGGCCAGCGTGCGGGTGACGACCGGGATGATGAGCGGCCGGTTGCGGTCCCGCGCGTCGCCGTGAATGCCGTCGAACGACCAAGGGGCTTGCTCGCGAGTGTCCGTTACCACGCGGAAAGGGCAGATATCCGGCTCGTTTGGATCGCGTTTCTTTCTCGCCATCACACAAGAACCTCCTGTTCTTTCGGAATCAATACCGGCGCGTTTTCCGCCAGCATTTCCACGAGGAAAGTTTTCCGGTCACGAAGCGAAATCCGCTTGCACTGGCGGGACACGGTGTCCGACCTTCCAAGGATGATGCACCGCTCCGATGCACGGCTCGCGGCGGTGTACCAAAGTTCTCGGCTGGCTACTCTGCCGGCCGCTTCGTCGGCGATGACGACCACTACGGGCCATTGGCTGCCTTGAGATTTGTGGACCGTGATCGCGTAGCCGAGCGTGAATGATTTGGCTTTGTCCCCCTTCACGGGGATCTTCAATTCGCGCGGTCCTTCGCCGGTGTCCGGAAATGAAAACTCGACGTGTGAGACTGAGATAGCGGAGACTCGCCCCTGCTCGCCGTTATAGACCGCCGCCTTGACTTGCGCGGACTCGCGCGTCGGGTAGTGGCCATTGTCGAGGCAAATCACTTTGTCGCCGACGCGGTACTCTGATCCATTGACGGTCTCGCCTGTGGGATTACATAGCCGCTGGAGGAACGTGTTGAGTTTCTCACGCGAGACGGGCGACTGCTTGTTGAGCGGCGTCAATACCTGGATGTCTTCAAACACGTTCCGCCGCCCGCCGGCGATCGCCGCCTGATAGATCCGCTGCAACTCGTTCACGACTGCCGCCCCGTCGCTGGCCGGCGTCAGCACGAGATTAACTTCCGGGCCGTCGAATCGCTGGGCAAACATCGGCCGCGTTCCCTCTTTGATCGCGCGGCACGCGAAGACGATCAGCCCGGAGTTGCGGCGGATCTCGGTGAGCAGCCCGCACGGGACGCCTGCCTGGATCATGTCGCGCAGCGGCGCCCCGTGGCCGACCGGAGGTAACTGGTACGGATCGCCGACTAGGAGTATGTGCGTCGACGGCCGGCAGGCGCGGAGCAGGGATGCAAACAGGTCGACGTCCAACATGCTTGCCTCGTCGACGATGATGAATTTTTCATCCAGCGGACTGTTCTCGTCGTGGGCGAATCCCCACTCGCCAGACCCGTGGCCGTTCTCAGGATCGCGCGGCTCTAGGAGCCGGTGAATCGTCCGGCCGCGCAGAGCCAGCCCTTTGGCGATCATCGTCTCTGTGGTCCGCACTGCCGCTTTACCGGTCGGCGCGACGATCGCAATATCGCCGTCCGTGTAGGCCGCGACGATGGCCTGGATGACTGCTGCGGCGGTGTAGGTTTTGCCGGTCCCCGGAGTCCCGGCGAGAATCGCGATCTGGCCGGTGAGCGCCTGTGCGAGTTGCTCTTGCTGGTGGAGAGACAGGTTCATATCGTGGACCGCCGGCCAGTTACTGGGAGAGTGCATCATCCGACCGACGATCCTTGCAACGATCCGCTCGTTCTTCGCTTTGGTCGCGTCGGCCAGCCAGGTGTTTCCGTTCTCGCGGTGGACCGCCAGCATCCCCGCCCGGCGTGCTAGCCGCATTGCCTTGATTGGATTGATCTTGTTTGTGCCGGCGATCTTCGCCCGGATCGCCTTGACCGCCACTTCGGGCCGGTGCCAGGTGTGGCCGGCCCCGTCGTTCCGAAGCCCCCACCAGGCGCACAAGGCTTGCCGTTTGAGCCGGGCCGGATCGCCTCCCAGCTTGAGGTAGAGTGTGTCACAGCGAGAGAACCCAGATCCTTTGATCCCCTGCGTCATTAACAGGAATGCGTCACGGCGGACCAATGACGGAGCCTTGATGCCCCAGCGGTCGATCGCCTCTTGGATGGTCGCACCGTGGAAGCCGCCGCCGGCGAAGAGGCCCATGAGTTCGATCTTGGAATCTTCGAGTCGCGCGTCACGCTGGAGTATTTCCGCTGCTTTGGTCGCGCCGGCCAGATCACAGCCGATCTCCGCCGCCACCATGGCCGGTTCCATGCGCAACTTGCGAACCGCGTCGGCATGGTACTGGTCGAACATCCGGCCGGCGGTGACTTCGCCTATCCCGGTCCTGTGGCCGGCGATGGCACGGAGGATGTATTGAACAACCGCCTCTCGCGAGTGAGGCAGGTCCTTGACGTGGCAGATGAACGCGAATTGCTGGCCGTAATTTGGATCGTTGACCCACTTGCCGAAGAACCGGTACGCGATCCCTGGCTGCAATTCGGCTGGCTCTGCGGACCCCTTGACCACGGTGCCGGACTCGAGGAACCCGATCACGTAGTCGCCATCGGCGCTCACCCAGCGGGTGCGATCGAACACGCCGGACAGTTCTTCGTGGGTCGCCATCGCCGCCGCTCCGTGCCGCTCAGTCGTTACCGTCTCTACTGCCGTTGCCGATAGAGGGGGCCGGCGACCAGGGAGTAAGGTCTGATCGCCGGCCGGGAAAGGACTTCGTTACCTACGTCGACAGTCGGTTAGATGTCGTCGTAGGCTGACTTGCCGGCAGCAGCGGTTGCGGCTGCTGTTGCTGGTTGACGGGCCGGTGTCGCAGATTTTGCAGTGGACGGCTTCTTCGCTGTGCCCCCGTTGCCGTTGGTCGCGGCCTTTGCTGGCGGCGTTGCGAGTGCTGCCGCATCGTTTGGCGTGATCCCCAGCAAAGTGAGATGGTCGGCAGACATGACAGCGTTTTTGGATTGTTCGCTCATCACGTCGTAAATGCGGAAGAAAATCTCCGGATACCGTCCCTTCTCGCCGGTGGATTTGTTGGTTCGCTCCTTGCCGAGCTTCCATTCCACGACAGCCTGCCCGACTCCGATCGCCTGGGCGAAGTCCAGGGAGATGTTCTCGCCATCCTCTTTCGCCGCCCGGTAATCCTCCCTGGTCAGCATTCGCAACGCAAAGGCATAGTGGTAGAGTTTTTTGACGGCCGTGCCGTCCTTTTCGGCGTCGTCGCCTTTCGGATACCACAGACGCTCGTAGCAGTTCTTCCCGGCGTTTTCACTTGGTGAGACGACCACAAATTTCAGGTTGCAACTATTTCCGTCCTCGGCTTCATCTGCCGATACAAGTTGGACATGGTGCCAGCCAGGATCGGCCGTGCCGCCGTGATTGTCGAAATCGTCCTCTTCAAATTCGGTGGGTAGATCAACTGCCATTGTGCTTTCCCTTTCCCAAAGAAACACGGAACTAACGAGACTGCTTGGAACGCTTCTGGACTTCTGCCATCACACGATTACTCTCGCCAACCTGATGGCAAAGGGTCGGCGGATACCCGAGAACTTCGAGGCCGATGGCGTAAATGACATCGGCACCATACGCCTGTACTGCCCCCCGGAGAACCAGCGGCCATGATTTGTCGTCCGCTGCGTCGGCCGGGGGGCCGGTCAAAAAGGGGGATCGTCCGGCCCGTCCGGCGCCGTCTGCCGATCCACGGCTGCCATGAGCGCGTCGATCAGTTCCGCCGCCTGTTCCGGCGTCAACTCCTTGGCGGACTTCACCCCACGTTTCGCGAGGATCTTCTCGCGGTAGGTTTCTCGCGGCATGCCGCCGGTCACCAGGTCGTTGACCAGTGCGACGATCTGGTCGAGTTGGTCTGAGTGTGGGCCGACGCCGGGAGTGATAGGTACGTTCAACGGGTCGGTCAGTTCAGAGGGAACGGCCGGCTCTGTGATGGCCGATGACGTGTCCGCTTCCGTCGTAGTTGTCGATTCTACTGTGGCCGGCTCCGCTGCGTCGTGCTGGCCGTTGCCATTGGCCTCCACGGGCGCAGTCGTCGCCGCGGCCGCTCCCCGTGGCTTCCGTGCCGGCTTCTTGTTGGCCGCGAGCCGGACCTGCCCCTCCAGCCAAGTGATCGTCTCATCAGCCTCGGTCGCCTTGAGTTGGTAGAGAGCGTCGCAACCGAATTTTTTCACGGTCTCAACTGTCACGCGGCCGATCTTCCACGAGAGTTGCTCTGCCAATTCCACGATTCGATTGCACTGGTCGTCGGTGCATTTCGGGGCGATCCGCGGCGGATCGGTGACGGTTCCGGTGTCGAGCCAGTCGATGATCGGAGCCATGAACCCGGCTCCCGCTTTGACGACTGTCAATCCATCGACGGACGGGCAGCGGGTTTTGGTCACGGTCAGGATGTGGGACCAGTCGAGCGATCCGTAAATGTCGAACTCGTACTCCATCCCCTGCCGCTGGATCGGGGCCATGCCGACTTTTCGAGGAACCTGTTTTGGTTTGCCGTCCTTGCCGGCCTGCTCTTCAAGGATGTACTCCGTCTTACTTCGCATCGTGCAGATGACGTGCGCGGTCGAATTGAGGATCGCGTCGACCATCCGCCGGTGCATGGGCGTCACGTCCTTCCAGGCGGTGTAGCTGTTCCCTGGTGTCCTGCCCACCAACTCCAGGGAGCCGTCCTTCCCTTCCCACGCATGGGAGAGGCTATCAACGATCACAACCTCGTACCCAGCACGGCACGCTTCCTCGATCGCCGCGGTGTACTCGGTCGGACTGAACGACGACAGGTGCAGAATGTCGAACTCCCACGTCTGGCCGGCGTGGTCCGGGTCCGGCAGCCCGACGTACTTTTCCGCCGCGTCGTCGTCCTGGCTTCCCTCGGTGCCGATGACAGCGACCTTACGAGACGGTGATAGCGCGAACGCGCATCGCAGAGCCGTGTACGTCTTGCCGCTGCCGCTCGGCCCGTCGATAGCCATGCGGAGCTTGAGTTGCCGCCTGGTCCCTTTGCGGAATCGTTTGCTGGCCACTGTGGCCGTTGCTGTTGCCGTTGCTGTTGCCATGTCCTCTCCCCTTTCCTTTTCCCTTGAAATTCGGCCCCGGACGGAAAACATCCTGATCCGCCGGGGCCGGTCCCAACGCCGGCCTCGTCGCCGTGCAATTTCAAACGTACTCGTCGATGTCCCGTGATCGCTCCTCTTCGCACTTACGGCAGTAGTGGGCACCATAGGCGTCCTCGCCGCAACTCAGGCAGTGCCACGGAGCAGTATCGGTTTCCTCCGACGGCCCCTCTTGCGCGAGAGCGATGAGCCGATTGCGTTCCTCCCAATCCGCCATGTCTCGCGCTCGGCAGGTTTCGCAGCATCCCGGCTGAAAAACACCGGCGGCCAATCGCGTCTCGCGGTGGCACACGCAACAGATAAACGTCGTCATCGTCCTGCCTCCGCTGCCAGTCGTTTGCCGTCCGCCGTTACCGGGTGCCACTTCCGCCGTTGTTCCGCCAGCCAATCAGTCAATGTGCCGAGCTTGCCGGCCGGGTTGATCTGCGGCCGCGTGCCGCGTGCCCGCTTGGCTCCGAGCGATCGCCAGAGCAGGCATTCGCATCGTTCGACGATTTCGAGCCGGTTAAGTTCCCGATCGATCCGCTGCGTGTGGTTCAGGACGCGGCGGAATTGGCGTGCTTCGTCGATGGTCATTGGCTGCGTCCTTTTTTGATCGTCTCCCACTCCGCGTCGGTCAGGGCGCAGAGGATGTGCCCCGGCCCGCCAAGTGCGGCTGGCGAGAGGATTGCGCCGTCGATGTTAGCACCGCACCAGGAGCAAGCAATCAGCGACGCTCCGTTCAGCGACGCATCGTCCAGCGACGCTCCGTCCAGCGACGCTCCGTTCAGCGACGCTCCGTTCAGCGACGCTCCGTCCAGCGACGCATCGTCCAGCGACGCATCGTCCAGCGACGCTCGCCTCAGCGACGCTCGCCTCAGCGACGCTCCGTTCAGCGACGCTCCGTTCAGCGACGCTCCG